TAATCCGGTAAATCTAAACGTCCACGAAGCCTAGCCAGTGGATAAGAGTAAATGGGGATACTCAAGGGTTGAAGAACTCTTAAAAAATTTATATACTTTTATATAGATTTACTACCCAGATATTTTTGACATCGTCACCAAAATGGGGATATTATTTGTACAAAATAATGGACCTTTTTATAAATTATTTATCAATTTTTATAAAAATTGATAAATAAAATTCCTATGATATTATTTAATATCATTTTGAATAATAAAAAACACAGTATGTCAACAAAAAAAAGACCCCATTGCGCTGGTATTATTGTTTTTGATAAAAATAGAACTGTTTTGGTTAGTACTGAACGCGGACATTTTTCTTTTCCAAAAGGAAAAAGAAACAAAGATGAAACAGAAATTGATGCGGCATGGCGCGAATTAGAAGAGGAAACTGGTTTAACAAAAAACAACGTTGAATTAATTTATTTAGATGCCGAAAAAATGGAATCATATTGTTTGGATGAATATTCCGATAAGGGGAATTTATCTATTAGATATTTTGTTGGAAAACTAGTAAATCCAATAAAAAAATTCAAATTTGATCCGACAGAATTAGCTAATGTCCAATGGTATACCATAGAAGATGCAATGAATTTGGATAAATTTAAACAAAGTAGAAAAAATATTCTACAAGAAGCATACAAAAATTTTGCAGCGTAAAATTTTTTAATAAAAAATTGATATATTTATTGTTAAACAAGTACATTAATTTTATTCATAACTCAAGAAGACAATTGCCAAAAAATGCAACTTCGCAAATTAGGCAAAATTAATTTCCCTAAATCTAATGATATTAATATTAATATGATGCCATTCATTATTGGTGATAAAATGTCAATTCCAAAAGAATATCAGCATTATTATCCATTGATTGAAACTTGTTTAGTTGACTCAGATGAAAATGGCAAAGTGGGTTATTTATCTATTAGTGAAAGTTTTGTTAAAAAAAATACTTCACAGCGAAGATCAGGTATCCATACTGAAAAACCATCTATTTCGACTCCATTGGTTTGGATAACTGATAGTTGTCCACACGAATCAATGATATTATCAAACGAATCGTATCGACAATGGTTCAGATTTGTCACAAGCAAAGTTTCTATTTGGTATTCAAAGCATTCTACACCAAATAGACTTGGTGTTTTACCGACTTGCGAAATAATTGGTCAATCAAAATTCGCTTAATAACCCAGCGGGATATTATTATTTTTATTATAGCAAATAACACTATTTGTCATAATAAAAAAATTAATCATCACTGTTTTTATTGTCAGCATGATTTTTCATAGATGAAATGACAGAACGTTTTTTGGCCAGCGGTTTGGACCTCTTTAAAACATATTCTTTGTCATTATTATCGTCGTTCTCGATATTTCTTTCCTCGATGGTAATATTTATTGGCCTAATTGGTGGAAAGAAAACAATGAATTCTTTTTTGACCATGATGAGACTCCTTCTGAAAACATCAATTGACATATCTCCACCAAAATCTTCAAGAATTTCTTTTGGTGGTGCTTCTTTAATTTCAATATCATCGTCTTCCAATGATGATCCATACATTTCTCGATACAATTTATAAATTAAAGATTTACGTTGGTATATTTTTGAGTCTTTTAAATAGTACAAATTATATGCCAAAGCACAATTAAAACTACAAAAACATCCAGTAACATGATAAACATTATTATGGAATAATTCTGGCAAAAAACAAGGTAGTGTGGTAAAAGTATGACAATCCCACCAACATTTTATATTTGTTTTTTTGATGGTTAATTTTTTACCACTGGAGTGCGAAATAAAGTTAAGTTTGTTACTATAAATTTTATTGGATTTATCAAATTGTTCTTTTTTTTCATATCTTTCTAATTTAGATTTTAGTACACTTACTATTTTTTCATTTTTTGCGCATTTATGACAAGTATCATCTCCAGGTATATCATTTTTAAACATACCATCCGATAATTCATCATCATCCATGTATGCAATTTTTTTATGTGGTTGTTGTGGTTTTATTTTTTTAACCGGTTGTGGTTTTTTAATATTTTTCAATTTGGAAGGATCAATATTTAATCTCAAAATTACTGCCGAATTATTTTTTTGTTGTGTACCATCATCAGATAGATTATCCGAATTGGTAGTAATATTTTCTAATATTTTTTTTGGTCTACGCCCGCGACGTTTTGGTGCGGGGCGATCAGCAATATCTTGATCTTTCATTTTGGGTTTTGAAGTTTTTGATCCAAATATTTGTTTTGGATTTTTTCCCATATCACTAGTTCTATTTTTAGTATTTATGGCACCATTTTTATTATCTTTGTTAAAAAAATCAATTTTTTTTGGCATTGGTAAACCGAATAATATATTAGATATTTAAATCTTTAAGCTGTATACATACAATAACTTAAAAAGTTATTGGGTAATAATAGGACAAATAAAAATACTATTCGTTACTATCGAATCAAATTATCTCATTTAGTAATATTAATGGATACATATAACGTACACAAAAACAATGATTTTTATTATCTAGTAAAAATAATAATCAATGACAAAGACGCTAGAAAAATTATTTATCAATTATCAGAACAAGAAATTTATAGCATCGGCTCTTATTTAGACAACAAAATGTATTATCTTTTACTATCAACGATTGACCAGAAAAATAAATCAGACCCATTGTGGGTCCCAGAAAAATTTATGCTTAAAAATGATGAAATTAGTCGAAAACTAATAGGATACCATGAATTATGTTTGGACAAAAATTTAGATTTAGTTAATATTTTGTTAACATGTAAATATATATTAATAAAAGCCGGAGGAAAAAATAAAAAAATAAAAAATTCAAAAAATATTATCATGAGTGGTATTACTTTAACATTACGATCAATTTTAGATCAAAAAATTAATACTGAACTTATTGATAATAATTTAAGACTGGGTGCATTGGAGAGAAAAAGATATATAGCCAAAAAATATCATTTAAAAACAAAAGTCTTTAGTGAATCTGAACCAATATTTGATAAAAATACTCCAGTCGAATCAACTACCAAACAAAATATAATATCTGAAGTAAGTATCAATCCAAATAATAAAGGAAAACATATGATCCATAACCAAACACAAACTAAACATATGTCATCTGATACCACAATAAAAAATTATGATGCTGGTGCAGAAATAATTAAGAATTTGGATCCAGTAGATCCTCTTGATAAGCCATTATCAGTTCCACTAGATGAACCTCCAGTTGGTAAATCAGGAGCAACATTGATTATTGACGAAGAACAAAGTGTATTGAAAAAAATGGAAGAAAAACCAACTGTTAAAAATAATATGATTAAAATTTAAATTAAAGTTTATTCATGTTTTATTTTTTAAAGATTAATGACTTTGTTATTGCGTTTATTTGATGCACTATTGGTTGCCGAGTCAGTTTTGTTTCTTTTGGATACGCTACGTGTTGCACTATTATTTTTAGGTTTTCGTGTGCTCATTATTGGTTTAGTTTTTTTTTTGTTTGATGTTTCTATGATATCATCTATATCGATATCAGTTGATTCCTCCAATGTTTCTAATAATTCATCAAAATTTTGTTTAGATGGTTTTTTTGTTGCTGATGTTCGTTTAGTAGATCGGTTGGTTGGTCTAATAGTATCTTTTATTTCACTATCAAAAATATCAAATTGATCATCTAAATTTATTCCATTATTAAATATACCAGATCTGGGAAAATCAGAATTATTTTGTTCCGATTTAGTGGATGTTCCTGTTATTAAAGGATTTTCTTGGAAACGTGGTTTTTTGCTGGCATCAGATAGTATTTGGTTTATGGGACCAGTGGAATAGTTATTGTTTGGTTGTGTAAATTGCATATTTTGAACTTCCTTAGGCACTGTTTGTATTGTATTTAATACATGTTGTGATGGAGTATTTGTTTTGTTTCTCAATTCCTCAAGTTGTGCATTGTACATTTCATTTTGTTTTCGAAGTTGAGCTTCAAAATTGGCTCTTTGTTCTGCAAGCACTCGACGTTCCCTTTCTAATGCCAAAGCTTCTGTGGTTGCCGATATTTTATCACTGGATTCGCTTCTTCCTTCTGTTGTGGTTATTTGACTTTCCGATTTTATATCTGATTTTACGTCTGAATTTTTATTTTTGTTCATTTGACGAATTGAATTTAATAAATTTTTATTATTAGTGGATGTTTCTTTTGCTTCGGCGGGTTCACTTTCATTTTTATTACCACCCAATACTCCGCCTTTCATTAATCCTCCCAATAATTTATTGAGAATATTCGGATTATTTTGAACAGCGTCAGTTATTCCACTGGATCCAAACAATGCCTGACTTAAATGGAATGTAACACCACTCATAATTATCATAAACAATAATTTAACTTCTGGTGCCATTTTACCTCCTTTGTCTTTGTATTTTTCATAAATTTCTTCTAAAACTTCCGTGTAATCATCCATATCTGATGCCATGTGTTTGGACCAATCTTTTAGTTTAAACTCGAATGGATTGTATTTTTCATTAATAAATTCAGCACCGCAAACAATATTTAGCATTATTTGTTTGTAAAATTTAACTTGATTATTTTTATTTCGACGATCTTTGTGCATTTTATATTCGGCTTCCATTTCATCGGGATCACTATCAATGGAATATGGTTTGTTTAGTTTAATTTTATATTTGTCAACCAAATCTTGTAAATTAGAATAAGCATCCCTGGCTCTGGCTCGGCGTTCTTCTGCTGTTTCGATATATTTTGGAATATCTTCAATTAAATTTTCCCCTAATAATTGTCGATCGTTTGCAACATAATGTGATTTATCCCCATGGTAATTTTTTGTATCGGAATGTTTGGATTGGTATTGTGGATAATTTGTGGGCGCAGCTGCAATTTTTTGTTGAAATGGACTTCTGACTGAACTTTGACTCGATTCAGAAATAGATCGATCGTTATAATCTGATTCTTCATCATTGAAATCGACATCGGCTCGTTTATAATTCGGTTCGCTGTGATTTGATGGTAATTCTTCTTCTTGTGAACTTGAAGTAAATTTTGGCGATAATTTACCATCTGTTATAATTCTGCTATCCAGTTTTGGTTCATGATTTTCAAATTTTTTTGTTAACTCTTCATCCCATTGCCCTTTGAGTTGTTCATTAAATTTGTCCTCGTTCATAAAATAGTCGTACAAATAGTCAGTCTCCAAATCGGTTTTGAGTTTTCCATGATGTTTTTTTGTCGACATAATTATCTATGTTATAATCTTAGAAAGTTATATCCTATATATTACGCAAGCATTACAATATGTTGTGAGGTATTATTTACCAATCAGACAAATATTTTTACATTTATAAACACGATGCGCGAGAATATTAAGGCAATGCTGGAAACGAAGTTTCATTATATTTTTATCGTCACAATAAAAATATGATTTATTAATAACTATAATAATGTTTTCGAATATAACCGAAGCATGGGGTAATGACCCGGTAAAAGAAATGACTAATAAATTATCAAATGGTGTATTCAAAACAGATACAGAACAAAGCGAAATTTTTAATTTTAATAAGAGAAAAAATACTAACCAAAAAAAATCTATTAGTTCACTTAGCCTATCGGATGCGAATAGTCTAAATCTTTTATCGGACAATAATACTTTGTCATTAAACAATATTAGTTCTGATTTTAGCCCCTACGCACGGGTCAATTTTAATAAAAATCGCAACAAATCTAAACACAAAAAAAAAATTTATCAAAATGTTAATTATTCGGAATCTGATGAATTTTCTGATTCAATGCGTCATTCCAAATGTGATTACAGTATCAAGCATTTAAAAAATTGCGATAATTGTTATAATAAATTGAAACATTTAGTCAATTCAAAAGTAAACAAAAAATTTGATGAAATTATTTTAGAAAATAAAATGAAACAATTACAAAACATATCAGTATTACCGGCTGGTCAAGCAGTAGTACAACAACCAACACCATATGTGCAAAATAGTGGTTCGAATTCGGATTCGTGGAAAGAAGTATTAATTATTATGGTAGGTGCGGTTATAGCTATATTTATTATATTCCTAATTGTTAAATCTCTACACAAATAATAAAAAAACTTCTTTTTTTATTATTTCATATGCATATTTTTTTTAGACTGCCATTTAGTTCTATCGGAAATTGTTCTATCGGAAATTATTCTGTCTGATTTTGGATTGGATTCTGAATTGGATTTAGAAATATTACTTTTTATTAATTTTTCCATTTTGTCCATATCATGTTTTCTTCTCCAATCGATAAAAATAATATTTGGTTCGATAAAAGTAGTTTTAATGTGACGATTTGCTCTTTTGAGTTTATTATTAATATAATTGTAACATGATTCGACATTAATAATTGGATAACCACTACCAAAAACAAATTTAGGTATAATAAACAAACAAATAAGTTCACCAGCATCGGATGTTAATTTAATAGTATTTTTACATCTATTGTACAATTTTTCATATGTTTCTCGCTTTAATTCGATTAATTGATCATGTTTTTTGTACAAATCATCATTATCTAAATCCATCTATTATATTATGTTAGATTTAAGTATACTACTAGATTTACGCAAACACATTAACACATTAACACATTAACAAAATATAATATATTGAAAAAAAAATGATTGTGCACAAATAGCGTATATAAATTTCCACCCATAATATATTATTATGGACAAAAACGATCAAAAACAAAATAATAAAGAAGATACAATCGTTGTTTCATCGAGTGAGAATGATATAACTAGTGTACCATCAGACAAAACCAATAAATTTGATGATGAAATTATTGACACCGAAATAAAAAAACCAAACGATGAAAATAGTAAACCACAATATCGAAATTTAGTTTTAAGTGGTGGTAGCATTAAAGCAATATCTCAAATTGGCGCAATTAAAAAATTAATAGATGCTAAAATATTAAATCTAAAAAAATTAAATTCTGTTGCCGGATCATCTGCCGGATCATTAGTCGGGCTATTAGTAATATTGGGTTTTGGCATTGATGAGATATGGGATTTTATTTATTGTTTGGATATGAAAAAATTAGTTGATCCCGATTTTTTAATGTTTGTTAAGAAATGTGGCATCGAAACAGGGAGAACTATTCATAATTTATTTGAAGAAATATTAACTAAACGAACCGGAATTAAACATATTAATTTTAAACAATTGTACGAAATAACAAAAATACGTTTTATAGTTGTCGGTTCATGTTTAACAACCAAGGAAGCCATTTATTATGACTATATTAATACTCCAACATTTAAGGTTTCAATGGCGATTCGAATTTCAATAAGTATGCCCGGTATATTTACACCTATTACAATTAATAATAAAACGTATGTTGATGGTGGATTACTCGATAATTATCCGATGCACTTATTCAAAGATGAAATGAATGATACAATTGGAATATTTATTTGTAATGACTACGATACTGATTATAAATATCCAGAAGAATATTTTGTAGCAATTATGAATCTTTTTTTGTATCACTATTACAATAAACATACTATTCAATATTCAAACAATACAGTACGTATCAAAGAAATACCATCCAATGTTTTTGTTTTTAATTTTGATATTGATAATGAAACCAAAATTAAATTGTATAATTGTGGTGTACTCGCAGCAGAAGAGTTTATTAAAAATTTAACACCAATTGTGAATAATGATACTAATTGTGAATAATGATACTAATTTTATAAATAACAATTAAAAAATATATCAATTTTGTTAATATATTTTTTAAAATACGCTAATTATTTTTGTTTATCTTCCACCTTTAGGAATTCGATTTGCTTGTTTTCGTGGTTGTTGTGGCATTGTTGTCGCTTTATTTGGTGTACCAGTACCAGGTAATAAATCTTTTTGTCGTTCGGCCATTAATCTTTCATATTTTTTAGAAATATCATCTTCATCTATATCAAATGTAAGACGATCATCGATTTTATAACCAAGCTGGTCAAAAATACCGTATCCGGCTGTATCATCCCTTTTAAAGTCACCATATTTCATTCCTTTAAACTGGTCTGCTTGTGAATCTCTTTCTCTTAATTTGGTTTTCATACTACGATAGTAATCATCGTCTAAAACATTGTGGCTATCAACATAATCAGCACCATTTAGATTTTGTACCTCTTCCTTTGTTATTTTTCTTGTTGGTGTTGCAAAATCTGCACTACCGTAAATTTGTCTGCCAGTATCAAAGCGGTTATTATCATCGACATACAAATTATCTAAATTATCAAAATTACTGTAATTAGTCGTTGCACCAAAATCATTCCATGCCGATGGTACACCATTATGTTGGATCATCGCATTATCATTTCGGTTATGTGTTTTATCAAAAGCTTCATTAAATTTTTTTAGACTAAATCTACCATCATCAAATAATTTTTCTGGTTTTAGATTTATATCTTGTTCGGTTCTCGATTTCGTTAATTCATTCAATTTCTTTTTTGCGTCTTGTTGCGATATAGGATCCGCAACAGCAGAATCAAAACCATGTTTAGCATCTAATACACGCATTTGTTCCTTAAATGAAATTTTTTGGCCATCTGATGGTGGTTTATATTCACCGATAGTCCCAGCATAATCAGTAGCGCTTTTTTTAAGTTTTAAGAAATCACTGGAACTTTGTTTATTGAGAACTAATTTGTGATTGTATGCCAATCTTTTTTTCTCCTCTTTCAAAATATCATATGTATCTATTAATAGTATAAAAATTTCCAGAATTTCTTTTCTTTTTTCAGCTGAATATTTTTCAGGAGGAAATTTATCTGGATGACACAGTTTTGCCTTTTTTTTATACGCTTTTTCTATTAATTCATCACATTTTGGATCTTGGCAAACATCAATTGTTAATCCGAGTATGTTATAGAGATCAGGTAAATCATTTTTTTGTTTATATTCTAATGAATCAGATTCTGTAGACATTTTACTATATAATTTATAAGTCAGCATTTTTTTAAACCATTGAACCCATTATTTCTTCTTATATAATTAATATCAATATATTGTAATTATAGAGTGATTATAGCCTAATATGTCGAAAAAGCAATATAAGAAATCGACCCATACAAATTTGGTTGATCTGGCCGAGGAATATTTACTAAAATCAAGTAAAGAAATAGTAACCATACTAAAAAACAAATACAAATTTAATAATAAAACAATACTAGAATTGAGAGATGAAATAAATACATCTACACTATCCGAAATGAGACAATTATACGCATTCAAAAAAAATTTTACTGCTGTGGACGAATATGGTAAAATTAAAAAAAGTTATGGATCATTAAATGATTATTTGGATTTCGTGGATTGGTCATTAACAGCATTAACCGTACCATTTTATCAATCATTGGGAGATACTATTGGATACTATAATGGAAATTGGGAATTTAATAGAGGAGATATAAATGTTGGTCCAGATTATGTAAATGAACTCATATATGAATTTATTTACTTGGGTGGTGTTAATGATTTAAGTATAAAAAATTGGAGAGCATCCGACGATACTATTTTATATATGGCAACATTGGATGTTTTAACCAAAAAATTTACCAATATTAATGATTTTGGGGAAAAAATAAGAAATGCTTATTTATCTGCTAAGCCAAAAATACAAGATAGGCATCCTGGTCAAACTACCAACGATGGACTAGAAGTCCAACAAAATATTAAGTGGAATATGTTACCATACAATAGTCGTTCCATTGGTGCGGGTTCAGCGATGAGATCTGGATGTATCGGCATTTTTTATCCAGGGAGGCACAATAGAAGAATTTTAATTGAATTATCGGTTGAAAGTAGTCGTATTACACATAATTCAACTACTGCGATTCTTGGTAGTGTTGTGGCATCATTATTTACTGCATATGGGCTTGAACGTGTACCAATAAATCTTTGGCCACATAAACTTTTAAAATTATTGAGATCAAATATGATTGACGATTACATGAAAAAATCCCGGTCAAAAAATGAATATGAATCGTACGAACGCGAAAAAATTATTTATATTGGTCAATGGGATAAGTATGTTACTCTGATGTTTTCCGGAATTAATATTCGTTCCAACAATGAGAGATTAATGAGAAATCCGGTTTTGCGATATAAATATTTATCGGAAAATTTCAGCAAAGGATGTGGTATGCCTGGTGCATGTGGTGATGATTCAGTAATTATGGCGTATGATGCATTGCTTCGTTCTGATGGAATTTTTGAAAAATTAATTGTGTATTCTATTTTACATCCTGGAGATTCTGATACTGTTGGATCAATCGCATTTAGTTGGTTTGGTGCATTTTATCATTCGCCACGCAACGAAAATTTAGTTGACGATAAATTTAAAGAACTGGAATTTTATGATCAACTTTACGATTATTTAGATATAAATATTCCAACTATGGTCGGCGTGTATTATTACGATATTTATATGAATATTGCCAGAAAATACATAAAACAATTTGCTGAAAAAAAAAAATGAAATTATTGACGATATTGGGATAAATTTGTAGCAGCAAAATTATAGAGATCATCCGGGCTTCTATTTCCGGTATACTCCATATTTTTATCGGGTGTGACTAAAATAACTGTTGGGAACGCGGTAATATTGTAATAGAAAGTTAAATTTTCATTTTCTGCTTTGGTACTGTCAACTGTTCGAAGTGAAAGTCCTTTAATTGCTTTTAATTTTTCAGAAGCTTGTTGCCAGTTCGGTGTGAAGCGTTTACAATGACTGCACGATGGACTGAAAAAATAATAGAGAATAAAAGGTGCATCTTCTTGGTGGATTTCTGGTCCAATTGGTGTGGTTATTGGGTGCATTTGGTGCATTTGGTGCATTTGGCGCATTGCTTGCATCGGTTGCATATGTTCCATTTGTGGAAGATTAGCAGGATATGGAGTTATGTTTACAATTGTTGTTTTTTTCCTACTAAAAAATAGCCAATTGATAAACCATAATAAAAGAATAACGGCAATGACAATTATTGCGATTTGCTTTCCAGTTAGATTACCAATCATTTATATATTATAGATTGAGATATTTTTTACATGGGGTTCTTTGGTAAAAATTTATTGGATTTATTTTCATATTTATTTTCATATTTTTCATGGGGCGAGTTTGAAATTGATGTGCTATAGTAATTATATTTGGCTTGATAAGCATTAGCTTCGATCGGCTCTCTAAAAATACATGTGTTTTTTCATATTTTTTAAAGATGCGTATGATAATCGCAAGAGCAGTGAATATTTTATCCGGCAAGGTAGAATAATAGTACTTAATGTAACATTTGATATAGAAATAATGATTTTTTTTGAAATTTAGTTTAATTATTTTTTCTTTTTTATAAGTATATTCTAGTCATGCGCAGAACAGAATTACGAGGAGGTGCAAACGAGTATAAGATTAATGAAGTACTTGGGGAAAATTTTAGAATTTTTATGGAAGCATTAAAAACAAGTACCCTCGAAGACTATACATGGGGCAAAATTGAACCATCAGAAGTAGGCACAACTTCAGATGCTCCAAAAGCAAACGATGTTCATTATTATATACCAGAGTATGTCATGGCAATTGCGGCAGCTTTTCGGAGAATCGAAACACCAGATGCAGCCAAAGCAGAGGTTATTGGCAAATATGGAGATGCAACATCATCCATATACAAACAACTTATTTCGAGTGGAGCTGTTACTGGAGTAGGTGCACCGGAAAAACAAAATTTTTATTTCATACAGTTACCTTATAAACATAAATACAGTAATATTACGCACCTTGTACCTGGATTCCATTTGTTACCATATCTTAAAAATATATATAATGTTGGAACAACTGCTTCCCAAAATAGTTTGATTAATACCATCCGATATTTGTACCATTTTATTGCCATTCTTGATCCAACCAATCTTAATGCAAGGAATGTAATTACTTTTTTGAGACAGGACAAATTACAATTCATGAAATATGTTGATGGTGTTGTTGATCTACTTATGTCCCAACAATATTTTCAATCAGGTACTAACCTTCCATCCGAGTCTAAAAATGTAGTTCGTGAAGGTGTCCTACAAGGATTGACTGGTATAGCTCAACAAATTATTAGCGAGTTACCTACATCTGCACCTGGTGGTGGTAAATATTTACCAATTGATAATATTAATGCTGATTCTAAAAACAGTTTGGAAAAATTTTTCCAAAAAATTGGTATACGAGATGCAGACGTATTAGCTACCGCATTTAATAGATTAACTGAACAACCACTCGACCAAGGAGAAAATGCTAAAAATATTAAAGATTTATCGGAAGAAAGGCGAAAAATGTATGCTATTGATTCATTACTTAATCCTTTTTTCATTTTAAATGGCGCTAAAACAATTGATTCAAAACAAATTCAAAATTTACAACAAAATGGTGGAGATGATAGACGCCAAAAAAGAATGTATGGTGGCGAAGATACTCCTGCACTTTCATATTTGTATGGACCGATATTAACTGCCGATAATAATCCATTCCAAGTTACAGCTGAAAATGATAAACAAAATCTCACAACCGAAGGCGCACAAGGCAATCAAGGAAGAGATGCGGAATTAGTTAATAAAGATTTGGTTGAAAAAATTGGTACATATCCTTTTAAATCGGGTGACATACTTTCTGAAATTATTAAAATTAGTGGAAGCCCTGATGATAATCCGAAAAGAGTTGTTCTACTTTCGTTATTGTATACGGGAATTGTGAAGGACGGTAAAACAGATTTATCAAAATTATCTGAACAAATCGAAAAAACATTAGCCGCTTATCGTTTAGTTGATGCTAGAATTAAAAAAATCCCAACTGAAAATTTTGAAACTGTTTTCTCGAAATTCGAAAATGCTTTCGTGGATGAATTTGTTCTTTACACACAAAGATATTTCCAGGCAGACCAAGGAAAATTAGTTCAGCCAACCGGTCCTGTGCTACAAGGACAAATCGGTGTAACTCGTGCAGCAGCTACCAAACAAAGCAATCTTACCGATCCCATTATTTGGAATTTTTATGAAAAAACCGTTGTCCCCAAAAAAGATTGGTACAATACCTATTTTAATTTGGTTAAGATTGATGAACCGAATTCGCAAAATATTGCATTGGACAAAGCTGCGATGATATCGGAATCCGAGCGCCCGAAATACCGTTTGAATATTAAACGAGAATCAGGATACTCGAGATTAAATGGTGAACAACGTGGTGGAGCATATGGTGACTATATATTTATTTCGTATTTACCACCATACCCATCCAATTTAGGTGATTTATGGTTTTCCAGGGATTCATCTTACCGGGTACCAAAAAATCTTTTGTCAGAAGATGCTATTCGTACAATTGCCAGAGAAGTTGATAGACAGGGTACTGATGGTAATGTTACAATTTTCAATTTGTCATTAAAACCATCTGAATTTTTAACAGTTTCCAATAGAGTGGCTTCTCGTGGATTTGGTGTATTCGGTACCAAGGATTTCATTGATAGAATATTGCGAGCTGTTAAACCCCTTGATATATCAAATATTACTCCAGCATGGGAAAATTATGAAGCCAGATTGTCCGAACACATGTTGAGGGAACAATCTAAATGGGAACGAGATGGGGATAATTTCGTATTGAAGAATGATAAAGGTGATACTGAAACTACTATGGCAGGGGATAATTGTAAATTTATTGGTCAGAGTGTGGCCGAATGTCTGGATGTATTTAGCAGATGTTTAGGTGATAGTAGTAGTGAATTTACTCCAGCATGCCAAGAAATTCTCGAATTTAACTTTGATATAAATCCCGCTATTACCAAACTAAAAGAGGATGTAATGAAAATTAATCCAGTTGTTGCATTTGCTATTCTCAGGAAATTGAAATTCGGATCCTATCTTGCCGAAGAAGAAAATGATCCATTCCATGGATTCCGTAGATACAAAGTCCAAAGTGTTGGTAGCTGGATTGAAGAATTAGCATCTGGTGCTGATCGTTGTGGACCTGGTACATCAGCCGCCCCAATTGTAGGTTGTGATGATACTAGACCACTCAGACAACAATTAGGTGAAGATGTTGCTAGGAAAATTTTGGACATGTTAAAGGATCCATCAAAACATAATTTCTTTAAATATTTGGATATATTGGTACAATGGGTCAATGCCAATCCACAAGTTCTTAACCCAGAAGAAGTAAAAAGAGTTCATAAACGCACTGGTTATCCACCAGTCAATGATAGTTTTAATATTTATTCGCACCTTAATCCTTATAAACCAGCGGAAGTAAGACTCCGTAGTCTCAGCTGTGAATTAGAAAGATTGAAGAGCAGTGTTGTTAATGATTTATCGGGATCAAATACTGCTGCAGTTATTTCTGCTATTTCATCTGTTCCTTTTGGAACTTCAATGCCTTTGGGAAGACCCGGTTTCGTTAATCCAGTACCGTTAGCAAATATTTTACCAATGTATGGTGGTGGTCTTTTTGAAACAGCAGACGAACTCCAAAGTTTGGGAAATCCATACGGTCATGAATTATTTTCCCAGTTATACAAAAGTTTAGTTGGTAGCATGGACAGTCTTCTCGGTGATAGTAAAGACAAGAGAATGCGATTAAGTAATACCACAACTCAAAACATCGAATCTAAATTAGACAAATTGAAACGAACTGAAGAGGAATTAAGAAGACAAATTACCGGTTTCATTAAAAAGAACCAGCTATTCCAAGCATCACACGGATATGTTAATCCATTCCCACTCGAAAATGGTAATTTTGCTGCAGTCTTATCTAAACATTCCAATTTATTAAATTTGGGTTCAGCATACAATAGAAGAGCTGTTAATTTAATAGATATGTACCAAACTATCGCCAGGGCTATTTTGACCAAATTAGACGATGGTAAAGTATCCACATCCATGTCAACTTCGGAATATGAAAGACCTCTTACCATGGGATTCCATCCTATTAACAAAAAAAACTAGATTATTCCACCAATTCTCACGCTTGGGGACAACGTAATCAGGGTTTTTTATACAATGAAGATGATGCACTATTTAACAAATCAAAATATACAGATATTCATGATCCGTCAAGTATCAAATTTTATGATAAGGATCAACCATATTATATATTTACCAATTTTTATGAATATGCACCAATTACAGTTAATAACATTGAATTTAAAACTGCCGAGCATTATTATCAATGGCAAAAATTTAGTGATCCAATTATTAAAAATAGAATTATTAATGCTGAAACAGCTGGGTTAGCATCAGAAATAGCGAATCGTTACAAATATTTGGCCAATAAAAATTTCGATAAAAATAATTCTATGTTAATTGCACTTAGGGCAAAATTTACTAAACATCCAAAACTCGGAAAAGAACTCGTCGAAACCGGGAATAGACAATTGATTGAACATTATATGTACGATGATTATTGGGCGGATGGTGGCAATGGAAATGGATTAAATATGTTTGGTAAACTTTTAATGCAAATTAGGCAAGAATTAGCTCCAAATTATAATAATATTGCGCCTTCCAAACCGTGCAATGATTAAAGTATGAAATATGAAATATGAATAATTTTTGATACAATATTTATCAAAAATTATCGATATTTATATGTGTTATAAATAATGATTCCCAATAATAATATTATTAAATAAAATGCACATACTTAAAATAAAAATTTTAGATGATTGTCCCAACAAAGAATTTGTCAAAAAATTTTATCAAGATCGTATGAATATGGCACTACAAAGAAAAGATTTTGGTGTTGATATTATTTTTCCAGATGATGAACTTTTTCTTACAAACAAAGTCATTAAATGTGGCATGGGTATTATATGCAATTTTTTTCCTAATGGCGGCACAGAATCCGGACCATTTGATTTAATACCAAAAAGTTCTATGGCCAATACCCCTTTAATGTTAACAAATTCAGTTGAAATATTAGATCCTGAACCTTATGATGAATTGGTAGCAGCATTTAGATGCAATATTGATCGTGACCATAAATCGACAATTGATGATTTTAAATATATTGTAGAAAAAGGAACCAATTTATTACAAATAGTCGCACCAGATCGAAAAATAATTCGTGTTGAAGTTGTTGAAACGATATACGGCGAATAAATTAAATAGTTAAATTTTGTCCAAATGTTAGACCAGCAAGATTGAAACATATTTTTAGAACATTATAATTGATTGTATACGATCTAACTTTGGCGGTATTTTGTGGTGAAATAATATTTTTTAACCGCATTTCCATACTAATAGAATCGATTTTACTCATATTAATAGCGGACGATGGTTGGTGCTTTTCTGGATAAAATGCTGGAGAATAAACATTAATCCCAACACTTGGTCCCCGATAATGATGCTCATATGGTTCAACCAAATTGGAATATTCTGGTCCCCTCTCACCAAACCTATTTCTACCATTTAGTACCAACTTTGCTTCTGTCAGTATATTGCTCCCATAATATTTTTCTTGTTTGTCTAATTTATTATCGGCTTCGGGACAATAATCTAAATGATAATTTGGAACTGTTGCTTGGTGATTCCGTGGATAATGTATATGTGATGTGGTATAATTAAATAAATCATTAATTGTTCCAGGACCAACTAAACTATCCAATTGAATAATCCAATAATGTGCTTTACATGGATGGTTTAGTCCCAAATTATGTTTGATGCTAGTAGATGCAATTCTGGGATCTTCATTGTACTGTATTTGTTCAATCAAATATTCATGATTTGTTCTGGCAAATTTATTTCTTTCGTCATTGTCCAAATAAATATAATCGACATACAAAAATGAATTTACAAAACGTGGTTTATGTGATAATAAATTTGATTCTATTATTTCACGGGATTGTGGTTTCGGAGTACAATATGTTTTGGTAATACTATTATAAATGCGATACGGTATATTTTCATAAAAATTAGGATTGTCCATATTTTTTGTTTGGCATATTGGACCGTATTTTTCAGATTCATGCAAATCTTCGAATAACGTCTTTCGACTATCATTTATTCTACCTTGTCCGCAAAGCGGCAGGTTAAGTTCATCAGCTTTGCTGTGGACTTTACTAATTGAATATGATTCAAAATATTTTTTATTAGCTGTTGGACTTTGAATTTTTATGTAGTACAGTTTTTTTTGTAAAAAATCATAATCTATAACATATCCATATATGGTTTGTTTATTAACTGTTTGTTCAATATAATCTCCTAATTGAAATGGAACAATATCTTCTAATATTTCTATTGAATGTGTTGGACCGATACGATAACATTCTTCTAATTTACGGAAAGTAATTGTTATCTTGACATCTGCAGATGCCAGTGCTACTAATGGTAATGACAAACCGGTATTTCTGCAAAACCAAAATTCTAACGGTATATAAAGTTTATAGCCAGGTTTACCATTAGTAAATTCATACATAGTAGGCACATTACCAACCATTTTATTTAATGCATGATCCATTTTACAACTAACCTGTGACCAAATATATAACCATTCACCATACTGTTTATCTATTTGTTTTCCTCCAATTTCAATAAATAATTCTTTAACTAGAGCATATCCTAAATAATTTACCCATGCTATTTTTTTACTCATATCTTCTTCTCCTGTTACTGAATTAATAAATTTAGGAAGAGATGGTATTTCCACATACAAAAATATTTTTCCAACCAAATCTCCTGATCGTGATATGGTACAACTAACAGTTTCTCCAAAATTGGCTGTTGATGAAAAATTTTGAACAAGTGATTCAACAGAAAAATTAGTATGTCTCCGATAAAGTATTTTAAAAAATGTTATTTGTGGATCACCAGTTAAATAAATATCCTGGATTCCATATGCAACTAATTGGACTAATCCCGCTGCCATACTATACCACTATGCCACAATTAATATTTGTTAATTGTAGCATAATAATCATAAATATTTTTATAAAGGGAAAAATTTTTAATTATTATCTGTCCCATTTTCTTCTATTATTTTTTTTAAACCGGCTCCAAGAACAAAAGCATTTTTTGGTTCACGAATTGCTGTAATATAAAATGATGGCCATAATAACGAAAAATAACCACTCTTTGACAATAACATTATAAAATAAAGTTGTGGATGATCGAATAAAAAGGTTCTACGACTATTATCATTATTGTTATTTCCAAAATCGCACAATGTTGTTAAAAAATTACTGGTACCAACTAAACAAAAAGTAATACCACACATTCTAGCATAATATTTGAATGGATTTGAAATTAATCGTTTAAACAACGGCTCCTGTACTATTTTGACTTTTATTATTTTATCCATATTATTTATTATTTAATTTTATTGATACATTCAATTATTGGATTATAATTCAATTTTTTGTTGTTACCAAAGGAGCGAGTTAAGTTATTTAACTTTGTTAAAAACTTTACCTTGTCTCCAAGGAGCAGGCTAAGTTATTCAACTTTGTTAAAAACTTTGCCTTGTCTCCAAGGAGCAGGCTAAGTTATTCAACTTTGTTAAAAACTTTGCCACACATACCAGATAAATATCTTGTGATATTAGTATTTGTCACACTCGTAATAATAACTGCTGGATAAGAATCGCTTATCAATGGATGCACATAATATACTGACATAAATTCGTCTATTTTGCTTAAATTTGCTGAACCTTGTGGTTGATTGGATAATGGATTTAATGACCATGAATGAAGATTAATACCAGTACTAGGTGTATGGGGCATATATTGGTATGCTTTGGCTTCTGACCACATTATTGAATTAGAATTTTCGGGCATAATATTATAACCATTGAATTTAAGATATCCGGATATTAGCGGATTAATACTTGGATTGAGTACCATATTTTTTTGATAATTTATTAATTTCACTGGATATTCGTTGATTGTTTCATTTAATTTTTGGTTCATTTTGGCACTGATTATTTTAATAACTGAGTGTTGCACTATATTAATATAATTACTCATTACTGAATCATTATTTTGTGTTAAAATTTGGTGCGTAACATCCTTAAAAGTTAAATTTTTGACTGGTCGACAATTAATTTCATGACCCGGTATTTCTATTATTTTATTATTTATTTGTATAATGGTGCCGATTATATCTTTGTTTGTATTTGTTGCCGAATAAATATTGTTAAAATATGATACTATCGTTTTAAAATTGTATTCTGTACCATCAATAACAAAAAATTTATTCATTGCGTTAATTAGAGAATTAATTTTTGCTTCATTGTAATTTTGGTAAAAATAATTTATTGATTGTATAACCATTTGATTTGGCATAGTGTATTTAATTTCTTTTGATAATAGTTTTGTAATACCAATGATAAACGTTTCTTTACCCATGTTCATATTTTTTGCGGAAAAATTTGGCAATATTTTTTTGAATATTTTTTTAATATATTTTATTTTGGGTGATGGTAGACCAAGTTTATCATAAATATCATTTATCATAAGAAAAAAAATGTGTTTGTCGATAATATCATAATCAATATTTAATGACAATAAATTTTCTTTCATTTTAATCATATTTTTTCCATATACAATCATTTGATCATAGTTATTGTACGCATCTTTTATTTGTTGTATTTTTTCGAGAAAATATTCATAATTATTTTTAATCCATGTATCCATATTAATATTTGTTAAATTATCCGACGATTCTGGTATCACTGGTTTATTATTATTGATGGGTATATCAGTAAAGTCCACAGCAAAGCTGATGAACTTAACCTGCTCCTTTGGAGACAAGGTATAATCTAATAAAACTTGATTAATAACACCAATAAAACCAAACGTCGGATGTTCTAAATTATTTAAATGGTCTAACATCAATTCACAATGCAATTTTTTGGCATCGTTAATTTTGCTTAGGTCGTAATAAGAATACAAACTATAATTGTCCCATTGTTTTTCCCCAAAAAAATAATTTTTTTCATTCGTTCGATATGATAAATCTGTGTGTGCTAATGGTTTAATCATAACAATCATTAGTTTTGTTGGATGGTTGAAATAATTTTTCAGTTCAATTCTTTTTTGGTGTATATATGGATCAATACCATGAATTGGTTTATGAATCATCATCATTTTTTCAATTCCATTACGATCTGTATATTTTGTCGGTATATAATCATTTCTTGGTAGTAAATCAGTATTGTATTTTCCGGTATCCAATGTATTTTTATCAGTTAAAATAGCGTGATATGAATCATAATATATTTCCTTTTTTTTAACACCATTTTTGATTCTTGTGACGGATTTTTTATTGTTACCTACTTTATAAATAGGTACTAAATTATGATCAGAAATGTTAAAATTATTGTCATACTGTAATTCATCCACTAAATATTCTAATATGTTACTAGCAAAAATTTTTCTTTCTTCGGATGATAAATATATATATTCTACCATTAAATGTGCTTTATTTATTTTCGGGATAGATGGTTTTAAATCATTCATTTTTGGGTTGACAAAATCGGAAAATTCTTCTTTGTATGTAACCTCATCCAAATTTCTTAATCGAATATTAATTTCATATTTAGTATTAATACTCGCATTTAATGGTACAGATAACGAAATATTACGATTAAAATAAAAAATAAAAGGCATGATAACCGTATATGATTTTTTTGGCTCATCATTAAAAATTATAAGATCTTCACGGTGACCAATCATTTTATTATATCCTGGATCAGTTCCATCTTTTTTTGATAATTCATGATAGGATTCAAACCAATCCGAAATATGGTTATCTCCAACTTCATCACCACAACTAAAAGTCACTTCTTTTACCAAAAAATGTGCTAATTTTCTGACCCATGCCGTTTTTGCTTTTTTATTTCTGTATAAAATATTATGAATTTGGTTTTGGAAATATTCTAATTCGTTACGATATTGGTTAATAACAACAATTCCTCTTTTCACCATTATTTTAGAAAGCTCAGTAATATTATTTTTTTCCGTTAATCCATCAAAATAATTATTCTTTAGTGGTATTGGTTGATTTTCTATTAAATTTATTAAAGGTAAAGTCTTCTGTTTTTGGTTCAAAATTTTAATAATATTTTCTATTTTATCACTGTGCGCAGAAGTTGAACAATGATTTATTGGATGGTCTATCGTATCCATTTTTTTATTATCATAATGTAATTCATTAATTACAGAACTAAAGCGCATTCCATATTCCAATTGATTTGTATTTAAAAATGGATCATATCCGCATAATGAAATAGAATAATCCCAAATCAAATCCATGAAATATTGTATTACATCAGAAATATGCGAAAATGAGTGATATTGTTTTGATATGTATTGATGGTCGTCTAACATATTTTGTTCTGTGTAAAGTAGCAATGGATTTTTAATATCGATCGGACCAATATTATTTTTTTCAGCGTAATTCATTAAAAAATAAATAAATGCATAGTATTCATTATCAATATACTTGAAATATGTTTGCAATATCGGATGCTGTTTTTGGTATGATGGTTTTAAAATATTTTTTAAAAAATATTTTTTAAAAGTAATACCGGGATAAATATTTGAATTTGTATGATATTTCAGAAAAAAATAATCCAAGTCACTATTTAATGTAATATTTATTGGAATATTATGTCCACCGGAGTTACCAAATTGTGACATTGTATTATATTGTGGTTTAATAATGCTATCAATATAATTATAAAAAATAGAGTAATCTATTCCATATTTTTGCGCCATCAGGGAAATATTAACAATATCCTGTTCTTGCATGAATTTACAACTGGAAATATCGGTAAGATAAACATGTATTTCGTTAAATAATAACAATTTATTTAATAGCAGTGGTTGGAAAATTTCTAATTTTTGTTGGACATTTTCAAAAAGTTTATTTTCCAAAGAATATCGGTATATTTCTTTGACCGCCCAAAAAGTTGTATTAATAATATCATGAACATCTTTAAAAGTTAATCTGGCAACAGAATTTGGATTCAAAAAAGTAGCTAACATTTTTAAAATATTCGCACTAAAATCATCCAATGTGTGTTCCAAAGAAACTAATTTTTGTATTTGTTTAATAAACATATCCGGATACAAAAAAACATTAGTGGATAAATTTTTTATCCATGACAAATCAATATTATTTTTGTTGATTGAACTCATTACCATTTTTAAAATTTGACTAATATTTTTAAATTTGAATTGATCACTATTACAACTGTAATAATTAATTTTAGCAATCGAATCTTGGTGTTTAACATAATAAAAATATTGTGATAAATAGTTATTTCGCGCTATTGTTAATTTATCAATAATATTTTTATTTGTTTGTGGATTAATGTTTAGTATTTGATTGTATGTATAAATATTATTTGTTACCATGTCATTGTATGTGTATAAATTTTGATAATTAGTAAATATATTGACGGCTATATCATACATTTGTTCAGAAATCATACGCGATAATAAAGTTTTATCGCAGGTTGAAATATGGTTCATAAATAAATACAATTTGTCTAACAATATTTGTTCTGATGAAATATGATTTGCTAAAAAAAATGCTGTATCAAATAACAAATCAAATAATTTTTTGTCATGCAAAGGATGGGTATCATTTAATCGTTTTGTTAATTTGATAAATTTTAAAAGATTGAATTGGTATTCATCAATAAATTTAATATTGTTGGGGATTGTAATATGGTTCTTAAAAAAAATTTCATGTTTAATTCGTAAATAGTCAATATTAAATAATTCAAATTTTTTACTTTTATCAAAAGACAATGTGGAAATAATTTCAGTTTTTGATTCAACATTGATCCAATAAACTGGTATTTTTGTTTCTAAAAACTCCTGACACCTTGTGAAAGATTTTAGTGTATGTTGCATATGATTATAATATGTTGAATTGATTCCGTACGGATTTATTGGTGGTAATGGAATCGGAGGTAATAATGGAAAATCATTGGCTATTTTGGGAACACAATCATAATTTCTAGACTGATATGGTGTATAAAGATAGGCTTCGCCGGAAAATCGATTTATATCGAATGTGTTATAATATAAATTATCAGGATCATTTTTTTTGGCATTATGTTGATACATTTCATCCCAGTAGTTTCTAACTGAATCATATGAATTATCGAATTTAGAAATATCTGGTTGATAATTTTTATCTGTTACAATAATAGTTTTATTAATTGTGTCTACTAACTCGGAACATGTTGATCCAATATTTTCCAAAATATACTGTTTATTGAACAAACAATTATGATATAATTTTTGAAGTTCCCTTGTTACCATCATTTCAGAAACAAAATAAAATTCCATCTGTGAGATAGTATCAATTAATGATATTTGTTCATAGGTTGTTGGAACTGAAATCATCGGTTTCGATCCTACCTGCCCTTCAGGGAAAAAGGTTGGAACTGAAATCATCGGTCCAGTTTGAATTGGAATACCTTTTAAAAATAATTGTACATATTTATTAATTGCAATGTTATCATTAACATCATACTCTTCTGTGGAAAAATTGGCTGCCGCTTCAAAATGAAAACTATCATAAACATCCATAAAATATTTAAAAATATGATAGTACAATAATTTTGTTATATTTCTGATTTGTGTTCGTTCTGATGGTTTAATTTCATCAAGATGCGTATCCAAATAAATATTAATTTTATTAATTTCAATAGTGGAAATGAAATGATATATAAATTGGAACATTTCCAGTATAGTTGGAACGTGGTTTCTATGAAAAATTAGTGTTACAGCGAGTAAATCATGGTGAATATTTACTCCATCAATTTCTTCCCCGTGAGCACTTGGAACATAATTTTTCATATTATCGCTTGGATGGATAGAAGGACTAGTTGCATACAAATCATTTAATAGATAGGATATTTCATTCATATAATATTCGATATTGATTTTAAGAATTGTCAATAAATGTTTAATAAAACTAACACCGTTAGGAGAAATATTACGAATAATATTATTTTTAACATATTCTGCAAAACTGGATACATTCAGTGCATCCAAATACTTAAAAAAATAAAAAAACCAAATATTGGCATTGAAGACATTTTTAATTCTCAAATTTTCATCGTCAATAAAATTAGTAGTTGGAACAATGTATCCATATATATTTGTTATTGGTGGTGAATTATTATAAAAAAGTTTATCCGTCGAACTAAAAAGTTTATTCCAATATGATTCGTACAATAATTCAGAATAAATTTGAATACGATCAAACATTTCATTAGATTGTTTATTAAAAATTTTTAAATATGCATTTGGTAATGTTCCGCATTGTTGCCAAGTGTCTTGTTCAATTAGTGTAGTTGGTGATAAAAATTTAGCTTTAAAATTCGGATCAATAATAGTTGGTAAATGATTATTGATGGTAGATATACCAATAGGATTGTGATAAATATTACACGGTTCGGGATTCGACATGATATCATATTTCTTATGAAATGTAAATGCTTTAGCGATAACTATTGGAACAGTTGTTGCTAATTTTTTTACGGAGTCAATAATACTATTATATAACCCAAGAGATTCATTAAAATTTGGTCCGAAATCATAAAAATAATTTTCCAATAAATTTGTTTTATTTTCAGAATTTTTTAAACAATTGTATGTATTCGAAAATATTGGATTATTCAAAAAATTTGGATTATTTATTTGAATACAATTTTCTGTTAAATTATACAAATGATTGATGTTGTTGTAAAAATGTTTTTTTGGGTATGTGATTTGATGTTGTTCCAATAAATATGATTCAACGGATCCAATTATGTTCCCAGTATTTTTATTTTCGCGAATATTAAAAACAGGACTATTTGTTAAATAAAATAAACACTGAATTTCAGGATTCGGAATCAAATCATACAAAATATTACCATGTAATAATGAATCAAATAGTTGATTTGTATCAACCAATGGCACATTTTCAATTACATTTTTTTCTGACAAATAAATAAATTTTAGTAATTCATAAATCAAAAAATATTCCTTTTTTTGACCTATCCATTTATTGGTCAATTGCATTTTAAATTTGTTAAAATCATAGTCATGCTTTTGATTATTGGCATGATATTTTGTTTCCATACTTTTTAATACTTGTATGTACGAATCACTTTCCAAACGAACATCATAAATTGGTAATTTTGGTACGTATGTTTCCGGAATTTCCTCAGGTTCAATTTTATCAATATATTGTTCAATCATGTTTAAAATATTTAAGCGTTGTTGTTCTTCTACGTCGTAATTTTTTATTGTGTCATCGATTAAATTTAAAATTCTGTCAAATTCTATTTTATCATTGTCCATAACAAATTCTTTTAATAGTTGTAATAAATAATTATCAGATATAGATAATTCATTTATTATTGTTGCAATATCCTTTGATTTTGTATTCAAAAATACAGCAGATAATTCTGGTATATCAAATACAAAAAACATTCTATGAACAAGATCGCCGTATGGCAATATATCAGATGTACCCGATTTACCAAAATCAATCGGTGTTTTAAACTGTAATGGTATTAGTTCTGTTGCGAATGGTGTATATCGCCGATATATCTTTTTAAAAAAGGTAATTTGTGGATCATGATCGATCCATAAATTTTGTACTGCTCCTGAATTTGCGACTAATTGCAAAATTGCTCCAGGCATAATTAGTGTATTATTTGATAATAATACATTAATTATTTATACATGGATTTTTACTTTACAAATTCCACTTTCAAAAAATATTTCGGATCAATTATACCATTGATACCACTTGATAATATTACACCATTTGAACTTTTATAAAATTTAATACCATTAATCATTGCTTCATCAACATTAATATATATCATGACTTCGGAACTGTGCCTCATACCAGAAACAACGGTTGGATCATCTGGCGTACCATGCGCAAAATGGATATGATTTCGTTGCATACGACTCAGACCATTATTTTTGATGGATTGATATGCTTTGCGATTAGTACCATGTACTACTACTGGTATTTCTGATGGATCTGTTACCAAATATAGATCCGGATTAATAGTAGGTATTGAATGTCCTTGGACAGCACGAATATACCAACCGTTTAATCTCTTTTCCAATTCAAACCTCTTTTTATCATTGGTATCAACAATTTCCTGGATTTTTTCAAATGTAATGTCATTGCGTTTTTTAATAATTTCATCTATGGGAACATAACCCGATGCATCAATATTGTATCCCATTTTGGTTGCGCGGTGTCTCAAAATTTGTGTTAAATATTTGGAAATTTTAACATTCTCACTATCTGGTACTCTTTGGTTCATATTTTTATTGCTTTAATGTATTTACGTTTATATCGAAAAGCAATAAAAATATCAATTTTTATTAAATAGTATTTTGAAAAGCAAGACCAGCCATACCACCAATTACTCGAAATATATTGTACGACATGACATATGATGTCATATAAATTCCAATTTCAACATCATCTACATTTCCATTATTCACAAGATCAATGAAATCATTACCGAACATCAAAATAATAGTTAGATCATCTATCCTACTTAAATTAATTGTGGATGATGGTTGGTGTTCCATTGGTTTAATAGCAAAAGAATATACATTAAAACCATCAGTTGGAGAACTATTAAAATGTAAATATGGTTGCAAATAATTAAAATATTTAATATCAATATGTGGATCCGTTCTATTGCACGAATTTAATCTTATGTATGATGATTCAATTGGATAACCCGTTTTATCATGATTAGTACCAAAATTATTCCACTGACATTTATTACGTCCAGTTGGATTTTCTCGATAATGTTTTGGTTGAACAAACCAAACAATAAATTTAGTTGGATGCGCGAAATTGAGATGCGCACTATATTGTTTTCCAGTAATATTATCAAATTCATTCTGTTGTATTGTTTCTATTAAATATTCGTGGGTTGATTGTGCGAATCTTCTACGTTCATCAGTATCCAAAAATATATAATCGACATATAATTTAGCATTAATAATATTAATATTGAATTGTGATTGTACATTAGCAATGTCCATTAAATTAGGATCATCTTCGATATAACATAATTTTGACAAATCTTTTAATTTAATATTAAAAACAACATCATGGTATCTTAGAGCCACTAATGGTAATGATAAACCAGTATGACGACAAAACCAAAATTGTAATGGTATAATTAGTTTATAAGCACTTTTTACCCTATCATCAAAATTTGTTAATTCTGATACATTTCCAATCATTTTATAATAATTTTCGCATTGGTATTCATGTAGAAATATTTTGTTGAATAATATTAACCAGTCTCCTGTATGTTTATCTATTATTTGGTTTCCAATTCTAATTTCAATTTGATCTATTATTGCGTGCCCGATTTCCTCAACCCATGCAAATTTATAGTGTTCAGAATATGTTCCATCCAAAAAAGATTGGTACAGTTTTTGTTCGGTCAAATACAAATTATACACATCCATGTAAAAATTCTTCATGGATTGATACAACATGGTGGTAATAAAATTTTTGATTCGATTTCTTTTGATTACTGCTAGTTCTTGTGGAATAACATTTTTCAGATGATTCGTATCATTAATTATCGAATTGAATACCATTTGTATATCTATTTGGTTAATTTGTTGTTCGGTATCATATTTATTTTTTTGGAATTCATCAATACTATTAAAATTATTATTATTTTTAATATAATCTTTTAATTCGCACCGAAGCGTAATTAAACAGTTAATAAAATTTGGATTATTTACGATTTTCTCAATATCGTCCATTGATACATTATTTATTTTTAAAAGAGTATCTATTTTTCTGATTAAATTCGAATTTACTGATATATAATTGTAGACCATTTGGTAATATTTCTGAATTTGTTCAAATCTATTTTTTGCATCAGTTTGGTTTATTTTCCAATTAGATGGATTTTTTAATAAATCAACATTTGGTAAATCGATTTCCAAGTAAACCCGATTCATTAAATCACCCAATTTGTCAACAACACACGTCATTTCTTGATCGAAATTAGTAGCACCAATAAAATGTTGAGCAATTGGTTCTGTTGCAAAATTAGTATGTCTACGATAAACTATTTTAAAAAAAGTTATCTGTGGTGTACTTGTTAAAAAAATATCTTGTGTTCCATACACGGCCAATTGGACTAATCCGCCCGCCATTTGTTATAATATAAAAAGTTTATATCTTTATTACAACCAGCGATTTAAACAAAATTTTTACAAATCACTCACCAAACTTGAGCAAATCTAATATTTCTATAACCTATAATTTATAGAAACAACGTATTTTTCTTTAAAAAATTAATAATCTGGGTTTCATAAATAAAAAAATTGATAAATATTTTGTTAAAAAGTTCTATTTTATTATCAACAATACTAATATAAACATCAGGTTTATCATTCAATTTTTTCTGATACAATCAATATGAACGGACGTTTAGCAAATTTATTTGTGACACCGATGGGTATTGGATCGGGTATTTTGCTTTATTTGTCCGCTTATAGTGATGATAGTACATTTTCATTGTTTACCGATAATGAAACATACTATAAAGAAATTGCATTGTTACTTTTATTTAGTTTTGCCTATTTTATTATTGATTTGATATGCATGATAATATATTACAATCCAAAAGATAAAGTATATTTTTTGCACCATGGAATCGGTATTGTAGCGATACCAATTATTTATTTTGAATATTATTATTTGGTGAAATTTTTATTGTCGTATTTAACATACGAATTATCGACGCCATTTCTAAATGAAGCTAAAATCAATCATCACAAGGGTATTGACAATCTGTACAGCAAAACTATAACGTATTTATTTGTAATAACGTACACTATTATTAGAATTTGTTTTGGCACATTTTTATTATTCAAAACTATTCATTTGATGATACCAGTAGAATATCCCACTAAATGTTTGATAATTTTACCAATACTTTTGCAGTTGCTAAATTATAAATGGTTTACCAAAATTATATCAATGCTTAAAACTGGACCAAAAAAATCAAAAACTAATTGATTTTTGTTTATTGTTTGTATACATATAAATATATATACACAAACAAAAAATATAGACACGTGCGCATAATAATTAGATTAACTCTTTTAAATTATCAACTGCACTGACTAAATAAGCATAAGTTTTGGGAGCGCATTGTGGTAGGTGTGCTAATCCGGTACCAAAGCCATCTTTTGGCAGTACAACATATTTATAAGATTTGGACATTCTCTTTATTTTATCAATAGCATAATTAATTTTTTGGATATTTAATTTATATTCATTATCCGTATAAAATGAGGTGCTATCATTGGTAGGATATTTTTTGGTGGGAATTCCAACGGTATTTTTTAAACCACGAATTATTGCTTGTCCTCCTTTGCCAAAACCAACATCATTATCACCATAAACAAAAAGTGCATGTGGATACCGATTAACATCTTCTATTGTCCAAAAACCATCGAATATCACTATTTTACTAGTTCTTTTGTTCATAATAGTATAATATTATTATGGTATAAATCTTATATCATAACGTATCGACAAATCAAATTTTTCATAAACATTTATGCAATTTTGGCTTCATTGTTACCATGATTTTCGTTTAGGCATTTAGGACAATACTCTGTTTTTTCGCCAACACTAATAACTGCACAACCACAAACACAAGAACATTTCGATACTACACAGCTCATAGAATCACCGATGACACAGTCGCCTGCATGTGTGGCATGATTTCCTTTTAGGCATTGAAAACAAAATTCATTCATGTAATTAACGTAACCATTACAATCACATTTGCAATAACATTAAAATGGCATGCGATGTATAATAGGTTCGAGTTTTTGCATATGATGTGTTTCGCTTAGACATTCATCACAACATTCGTCATCATTATCAACATAACCATTACAATCACATTTGCAGGCACATTTAAAAGGCATACAATGTACAGTTTCAGAATTCATTTTTGATATTTAGAATAAATTTATAATTTGACCACTAAACTATTTATTTATCAATTTTTTTAATTATTGGCATTAACAGAATATAGTTAAAAATGTGTGCGTATTTTTATTCAAAAAATATTATTATATGGTAAGAATAATTATGGATTACAATAAATTCCAAATTTTAGAATTTCCGCTTGCCAGTATGGTTGAAAATCCATCAATTGTTATGATAGCAAAACGTGGTTCCGGTAAAAGTTTTGTAACCCGTGATATTATTTATCATTATCGACATATACCAGGTGGTGTGGTTATTGCACCAACTGATCGGATGAACTCATTTTATAAATTTTTCTTTCCTGATCTTTATATTCATTATGATATCAAAGAAACAATTCTTAAAAAAATTTTATTGCGGCAAATGATGATGATAGAAAAAGCGAGTGTTAAAAAAAAACTGGGTAAAAAAGTGGATCCTTCTGGAATATTAATTATGGATGATTGTCTTTCCAAAAAGAAATCGTGGGCCAAAGATGAAAATATTATGGAAATTTTGATGAATGGTCGACATTATTTTTTAACATATATTTTAACAATGCAAACACCATTGGGTATCACACCAGATTTACGTTTAAATTTTGATTATGTATTTCTTTTGAAAGAAAGTTCCACGATCAACAAAAAAAAATTATGGGACAATTACGCCAGTATGTTTCCATCATTACCAGCATTCGAGAAAGTTTTTGCAAAATGTACTGAAGATTACCGATCAATGGTAATAGATAATCGAAAACCATCCGATAATATTCAAGAACAAGTATTTTGGTTCAAAGCAAAAGATCGTAAATTTAGTTTTGGATCAAAAACTTTTAAAAATTTGCACAAAAGATATTATGATCCTGCTTACAAAAGAAAAAGCCAAGCCAATCAAATCGCAGCTGATGCATTATTTGGCAAAAAAAAGAGAGGCGATATTGATATTAAGGTTGATCTGAAATAATTAATTTTTTTAAACAAATTTTTATTTCGCTTATTGTTGGACGTTTTAATTGATTTTTATCAATAGTTGTCATGATTAATTTGTCTATAACTTCAATGCCACTATTTGAAGGTATTGGTTGATTATTAATAATATTATTAATAATTTGGGAAATTGATACTCCATCATATGGTACTTTTTTTCTGTTAAAAATAAAATACATAATAATACCAAAAGAATATATATCAGTTAACGGATAACAAATATTATTTTCCCTATTAATTATTTCTGGTGCAATATAATCGATCGTTCCAATAAGTCCTTTTCGTAATGGATATTTTGGATCATTAATGACATGCGCTAAATCAAAATCAATGATAATCACTGACAGGTTTTGATTAGTTTCATTATTATCGTGATATACAATAATATTATCAGGTTTAATATCACGATGTATTATTGATTGGGAATGCATGTATTCGATAGCATCAGCTATTTGGCATAATATATTAATCATTGAAACTAAATTTTTGTGATTTTTAAAATTTAATTCTGAATGTTTAAATTTTGATAATGGTTTACTACCTGTGTTGTACGGGTAAATAATATATGCATATTTATCATCTTCCATAAAATCAATAATTTTTATAATATTTTTATGGTTGAGCAGTTTTGGTATTTCAGCATCTCTTTGAATTTTACTTTTGATGTGCGTTATTTTTTTTGAAATTATTTTTACCACAACAATATTTTGACCATCAATGCATTTTGCTAAATGTACAGTACCGCATGATCCTTTTGAAATCTTTTTTATTAACTTGTATTTGGACAATAAAATATTTGATTTTTTGTTCGAAATGTTATTATTTTTAAACATTTATTTAACAAACAAATTGATTAACTACTACAAATGAATATTTTATCAATTTTTGATAAAATGATATATAAAATTGATATAAAAACATATTATTATATATAATTGTGGAACTACAAAATAGCCATTGATTATTACTAGTCAATGAATATGTGGTAGATAAAAATGATATAAAAATATAATATTATGTATAATTGTAGAGATGAAATAAAGTAGCTATTGGTTATTTATGAATAACAAATAGGCGCTGTGGCAGAATGGTTATTGCACTGATCTTGAAAATCAGATCCTTTGGATGTGTGTGTTCGATTCACACCGGCGCCTTGGCACGTCGTGTCGTAAATTGCTATTTTTGTTTTTATTTAAACAAAAATAGGAAACGTGACTGAGTAGTAAGGTACCGGACTACTAATCCGAGGTCGCCCACTGGGTGCCCAGGTGCAATTCCTGGCGTTTCCGAGATCCCATAGTATAATGGTTAGTACATTTGGCTTTGAACCAAAAAATTCCTGTTCGAATCAGGATGGGATCACAATGTTCTATTTGTGACTTAATTTGTTAAACTAACAAATTAAGGCTTTGTGGCAGAAAGGTTATTGCACTGGTTTCGAAAGCCAGCATCCATTGGATATCTAGGTTCAATTCCTAGCAGAGCCGATAAAATTTATTACAACGAATAATAATAGTCATTTATAAATGACTATTATTAGTTAATTTCCAGTAGCACATATTCATGATTTTTATATGTACTAAAACCCAAAATTGTGAGTGCACACCAATATAATATAGTACCAAAGATATCAAAATAAATATTCGTATATTGAATAATATAAAGTGCCATCATAATATCAGAAACGGCCAACAATAAAATTCCAATAAATGAAAACCATGCTTCCCGATTATTGTATATTAATAGATAGATATAATTGCTGATAACAGAAAATATCGCAAATAATGAATAAATAATTACCGATATCATCAATACAATATTGTTATATTGATGATTATAATATGCTAGATAGGCAATGCATGCCAATACTAATATTCCGATTAACGAAATAATGGAAACACCTATTATTGTTTTACATTTATGTTCAGAACGAAAATATTTATTGATGGATTTGAGTCTTGATATACCAAATAACGCATGAGCTATAATAAATAGTATCATTCCCATAACGAATATACCTAATTGCGAATAAATTAGACACGAATCACCACCCGCACAAAATATAAATGCACACATTAATATTAAACAATATTCGGTTGTCATTGGATCATTTTTTATTTTATAATATGACACTAAACAACAAGTCTGGATAAATAATAAAAATGCTGGAATCCATTTAATAAATATTTTAACATTATCCACTCCACTAAATAAAATATATATTATTGTATTAATAAAAATTAATAATGCAATTAATAAAAAAAATATCTTTCTGTTCATTTTTTTTATTAATTATACTGATAATATTCTCCATCAAAGCAATTAAATATCAATTTTAATATGTATGCCGTTAGCACCGATTGGTTAGCCATGGAGTTGGTTTGTTAAACATACCATGAAATATGTTTTTTAATTGGCCCGAATTAGAATTAGAACCAGATTTTTCTTGTGAATCCATTTCATGTTGGGGAATTGTTTGATATATGACTACTGGTTTAGATTGTTTAGAAATAGTGTATGCCTTTGTAATACCAATTGTTATTAAGACTAAACCAATAATAAAAATAATATTCATAATAATCGATATAGCTCCCATTATACTATAAGGTATTATTTTCGTAAATATTTTGAAATTGCTTACATTTAAACTTCTTCTTTGTTTGTCATAACAAAATATTTTTGTCTATAAAAACAGGGTAATAAACAATGAAAAAAGTTACCAATTTCTTTTCCAACAATTAAAATTTCATTTTCATAAATTTTTACACAATATTCATACTGCGTATTTTGTAAAGTACACGTGTCATAATTGATATATGCATCAGTTATGGCATCACCAATAAATAAATCCGTTATGTATGGTATTGGAATAGTTGTATCTAAATATAATCTTATTTTTGTTTCCCAACCATTATTATTTATAATACCATTAAAAACAGACATTTTATGTTTTAATATATATTATTAGACATATAATTTTATAACGTATCAATTATTTTTCATTATTAAACATCCACTTCCATTCTTTCTAATGTTGATTTATCCATAACAAATTTATTGCGTAATTCAGGATCATCCAAATAATCCAAAATTTTCTGGATAGCGTCATCGTCTTCAGGATTTCCAATTGATGCAATGCTATCTGTGGGCATAGTAGATGAATCAGTAGGTACTGGTGTTGGATTTGTTTGATTTGTTTGATTTGTTTGATTTGTTTGACTGTTATGGATATTTTCGCTTTGGCTTGTGGTTGTTTTCTTTTTGGCTGCTTCCCGTTTGGCTCTTCTTTTCTCTCTACGATTATTTGTTTGGGTAACTTTAGATTCTTTTTCGGTTTTATCCATTAATGATGCTTTTCTTTTTTCGAATTCTTCATTTTCATTTTGTAAATTATCCAAATAAATCTTCATACCGTAATTTAATTGTTTAAGTTGAACTAATGGATCAACCCCATCTTTTTCGGAGAATGCACACCATTTACCAACTTCGAATGTATAAATTCTATCATTTGGATAAAGATCTTGTAATTTTTTAACTCTTCTGGTTAGTTCAGAAGGTGTTTGGAATAAACCTCGAATTTTAAAACATAATGTTTTTAGTCCACCAATATTTTTAGGAGAAAATATCGTGATACATCCATACTTTAGACAAACTGAATCATTTTCATCCAAATAATCAGTACTATAACATTCATTAATCTCCTTATCCATTTGTTCCAAATTTGTTGCGATTTCTTTTATTTCAGCAACTGGTTTGTTTTCTTCCAACATTAATTCATATTCTTTTTTGGAAATTAAACCTTTTGCATATAATTGTTTGTGCATACGTTTTTTTTGCACATCAACTCTGTCCTTATTAATATTCGCGAATTTAGTTTTATACTCGGCCTTGAACTGTTCACTCATCATTTGGATCTTGACTATACTTTCCTTTCTGGTTTTTTCGAGTTCATTTAATTTATCATCACCATATTCTATTGTATCTGTTTTGGTAGCGTCATCCCAACCATATATTTTACCAAGTTGTGATATGTAAACATCATGATTTTTATTTTTCTCTTTTATCATTTTAGCATCGTTGTTAGCTAATTCTCCGGAATTATAACCATTATGAATTTTAAAACCTTTTATATCCAAAAATTTTGTTTTTTCTATTTTTTGTGGCGTTAAAAAACTAATGCTGCACCAATTTATATCTCCGTATGGAGCATCATCCTCGATTGATGTTATTATTTTATATTTTTTATTATTATTATCATTCTTTGGCATTAAATATACTATAATTAGTTTTATACTTTTATATGTTACTGTGTGGCGCAAACATAGTATCGCGTTAATCTTAATACAAGATTATGTTTTTAGAATATATAATATGTCAAACAATTTATCAGAACCAATACAATTGGAAAATGATAAAAGTACAAAAGAATTACGTATTGCAAAAAGAGAAATAGCAAAAATAGTTAAGGAAAATCAAAAATTACAATTAGGACTCAAAAGTAAAAACGAAACTATTAATTCCCTAATAAACCAAAATTTTACCGAGTTAAAAAATTTGCAAGAAAAACATGACAAAATAATTAATTCTTTGGCAGAAAGTTACGAATTAAATGTCGGAAAGCTGGAATCCAAATATAAACTTTTCCGAGTTAGCATGCAAAATAAATTTAAAGATAATATTAGTACTCATTACAGACTTAATAATGAAAAAGTAGCATTAATTCTTGAACAAAACAAAAATTTAACAAACAAAATGGATGCGTCACAAAAAGAAATTGAACAAAAAGAATCAAAATTGCTAAAAGAAACAGGAGAATTAGAAACAAAATTGAAAAAAGAAATTGAACAAAAAGAAATAAAAAACAAGCAAATTGCGGAACAATATATTCAATCCAGTCGTAAACAAAGCGAAATGGAAATTAAAACAAAAGAATTAATTCAAATAAATAAAATAATGGAACAACAATTAGCGGAAGTAACTTCACGATGCGAAAAACAAACATCAATACAAATTGAATTAGATAAAAAAATAAGTGAACTAACCATCAAAAATGGAAAATTAGAAACTGATTTGCACTCAACAAAAATAGAATTATCCAAAAATAGTGAGCTGGTAAAAAATCTAACTATTGATACTGACCAGGTCAAAAATGCCTATTTGGATATCCATAATAAATATGTTCTACTGTTAAATGATAATGCTTCTAAACAAAATAGTATTGATGAAAAAACATTAGATATTATCAGTTTTAATTCTAAATTAGGAGAAACCGAAAAGAAAAATATTTTATTGGAAACAAATAGAAAAGAATTAAACGTCAAATTAACAGAATATATACACCAAGTCGATAATTTACAAACAGAATTATTATCAACACAAAAAATAATATTACAATTAAAAATGGAAAAAGATGTAATACAAGACGAGAAATATCATCACATTAAAGAAGCTAACGAATATAAAGAAAAATTAAGGGAAATCGAAACGGGCATTTTAGAAAAAATCAAACAAATCCAAGACATTAATAACAATGAAAGAGAAACGTATCTGACGGATCAAGGAAATAAATTTAAAGATTTACAAATTAAATATGATAAACAAATTGAACAAATGCGAAGTGAATTTAATAGTGAAATTTTAGCCAAGGAAAAACAGATCGATGGATTAATTAATTATTTAAAATCTTTAACAGATAATCAATATCTTGTATTACATGAAATGGACAAACTTAAATCATCAAATGAAAAATTAAAATTAGATAATACGGACGTGGATCAAAAAATTAATATGGTTCATCAACAAAATAAAAAAGAATTTGATGAATTTAAAATGATATGCAAAAAAGAAAAAGATTCATTGATGGATTCGTACAATGATACCATTAAAAAATCACAAGAACTAAATGATGCATTACAAAATAGATTGAGTCAAACAATTGAAGCATTGGGTCTATCCAAAAATGCTATATCTAATCTAAAAGAAACTAATCAATCTTTGGAAAAACAATTACAAGATAAAGAATCAGATGATGGCGCATACCAAGAAAAATATGGCCAAATTAGAAGTGAAAATATTTCTTTGAGGGAAAAATTAGAAAGGTCAATCGAAATGAATAATTCATTTAGTAACAAAGAAAAACATTATGAATTACAAATCAAACAACTCCAAACAAAATACAGCCAACTTATTGCCTTAACCAAAAAAAGTATTAATAGCATAAGCCAATAATTAGCTTTACAAAAAAAATGTGTTGTCCTTAATATATATTACTTGGTTAAATTATAATATTTTTTAGATATATATAATGGAAGATTATTATACGAATCTGAGTGAACAATCTCCGGTTATGGCCAATCACTCTGAACAATCACTCATATTATCTCCACGAACACAAGTACAGGCCCAAACTGAAGCCCATGCACGTTCTCAAGCTCAATCCCGTGATATGATTTATATCTCTGCGCCTGTAGAAACTGAAGCTCACGCACGTTCCCAGGAGCATGCCCGTAATATGGAAAAGCAGTACAAATACAACACAAAACCTTTTAATACTGATTTCAAAGATGTCATGAAAAGAATTGTCAAATATTTGATTGTAGGTTTAGCCGTTGCATTTGTAGCATACTATTTTATTGGTAGGGATAAACTTACTATTAAGGATGTTGTGTATCTTGGTATAACTGCTGCATTCGTTTTTGCAATTGTAGATACATTAGCACCAACTGTTTCATTGTGTAACTGATTCAGAGCCGGTATATTAATGTTTTTACTAATAAATTGAAAATAAAATTTATTAATAAAACCTTTTTAATACAAATATTATAATATATTTGATAATAATAATAATAATAATGGAATCTTACGAAACAGTTATTAATGATATTATTTCTCTTTTTGAAAAATATGGATCATCTGATTATATTGGTGAACCAATTACCCAAACAGAACATATGATTCAAGCAGCCATGTTCGCCGAAGAAAATAAGGAAGATTTGCATTCAATTTTAGCTGCGTTTTTACACGATATTGGCCATCTTTTGGAAATAAACGATTCGGCAAAATATATGGGAAAATTAGGAATTATGAATCATGAAGTTATTGGCAAAGAATATTTATTATCCAAAGGATTTAGCCATAAGACAGCATCACTTGTCGAAAATCATGTCAAAGCAAAAAGATATTTGGTAACAAAATTCCCTGATTACTTAGAAAAATTATCACCAGCTAGTCGTGAAACATTATTGCACCAAAAAGGTTTGATGAACAACCAAGAAATAATAGAATTTGAAGCTGATCCATTATTTCAGGAATCATTAAGAATTAGGGGATATGATGACAAAGCAAAAATAATCGGATACAAAATTAAACCATTGGATTATTATCGCGAATTAATGACAGAATATTTTGCGCAAATAGAACAAAATTAATTTTATTTTTGAGTAAAAATAAAGTTAATTAATTTTTTTAACTAGCGCAACATATTTTGATGGTTCTTCCCCACGGGATTCCGAAATAATACCAGAATTTGCTTGCGCGATTCCCTTTATGAATTTGTGCGTATGACTTCGATAAAAAGAATTCATTGGTCCAAATACTAATTCAACAGATTCTTCATCTTTTAACCATTTTTTAATACGACGCTCAATATCCGCGATTTTCCTTGTTTGGTCTTGTTTATTTATTTCTTTTTTATCAACTTTCTTTTTTGGAATAATCTCAACAATTGTATGCACTGTTGTTGAAACAGATTGAATTATTCCATTAAAAAAATCCAATCCATTTTCATTGGATAATTTATTACATATTTCAATGGCCAAATATGAATCAATAAATGCGTATTCGAGTTGTTCTTGGGATAGATTTAAATTATCCCAATCAGTTTTTTTCACATTAGATAATCCCTTATTATCAATAAACATATTGAGAACAATCGCGGCCAAATCTCGAAGACTATACGATTTATCATCGCTTCCACATGATAATATTGGGATCTTTTCTCCCAATATATTTTTTACCATAACGGATAAATCCACAACACCATTTACTGTACATAAATCTTTAAAATCTTGCATAATTTTGTGCATATCTTGCGCAATAGCAACACCAATTTTTAATTTCGATGCATCCAATAAAAGATCTACTAATTTTTTAGGCATGGTCTCCATATTGGATAACTGGATAATCAAATTATTTTGGCCGGTAGATAATTGTGCAATAGATGTATATTTTTTGGAAGTATTTGATGACCAACTGATTGTAGTTTCAGTATCAAAACCAATAAGATTATTATTTGCTGAATATATGTGTTCGTCAATCCATTTGTTACACTGATCATCATACGATGTTACCAAAAAATCCAATCCTGATGGAAGTTTGAATAATTCCAATTTTTTATCCAATTTTTGTTCCAATATTTCCATATCTGTTTTGATAATTTTCCATGATTCTAAAATATATTCAGAATCAATCACGTCATCTAATAAACTAACAATAGTTGTTTGTTGATCTAAAGCGAAAATATTTGGAAATTTAACAATAAAATCAGAAAATGATATTTTTGATCTTTTCCATAGCGGATGAACTGATGTATTGGAACTAATATGTGTGCTGATGATCGAAAGTTTAGATGGACCATTTATCAATAAAAAATCCACTATTATTTCGACCAATCCGATTAATTCTTTTGATTGAGGATCTTCTATTTTCTCACACAAACTTTCATGGAAAATCCATCCCAAATGGTTACAAATATTTTTCCAAATGCTATCATGTTGCAAAAGTTTAATTTTATTTTTAAGCAAGGGAAAATAACAAAGAGCTTCATTTAAACCCAAAAGTTCACAAATTTTATGTAGTACATAAAAATAATTCAAGAAATTTTTTCTATTTTCTGGACAACATATGACAAAGCATTCTTGAACTCGTTCAAACATTTTTATTATCCTGATTTGGTTTTCATCGCTAAAACTTAGAGGTTCTTTTCCACTAATAATTTGTAATATATGTGGTGCCTGATCATAATATTTACGATAGGATAATTTTTTTAGAATTCGGCATAAATAAAAAATATCCAAATCATATTTGTCGATTTTTCTATTTTCGAGTTCATGAAGAATATTTTCTAATACTTCAGGTGGTATATATACTGGTTTTTTTGCTTGTTGTCGATTTAAAAAATCAATAAAATGATCAATTCGTTTATATGTATATGTAGCGTATTTTTGTTTTGGTTCGGTATTTGTTTCCATAATAATTTATTAATGTTGTCATATTATTTATATAGTTTTATACAAATAATAGAATAATATTTGGGATTAGATGTTAGCATTAGCTATGTCTTCCTGTGTTATGACAAAAATATCCTCGTCAATATTATTATTGGTTAAAAATTGCCATCTGTAGCCATGAAATATTTTTGATTTATTTTTCATACATGTTTTTATATTCTCATTTTTTTTGCATAATCCTAAAAATATATTTGCGTCCGCAACACATTCAAATTTTTTGAGTATTTTATTTTTTGTGGGGTGGATCATAGTAACTTTAATACCAGAACCATGAATATTATTTTTCCGCCTTGTTGTCCATTCTAAATTTTCAATATTATTATTTTTTCTATTTGAATCCAAATGATTAATAATATTTTTATTAACTGGATCATCATTTTTTATAAATGCGTATGCAATTAATCTGTGCACTTGGTACAAATGTTTCTTTTTGCCATTTTTTTTGTTTGTTAAAAGTATTACGCTATAACCATTTGCATTTATTTTATTTTTCATAATCAAGCCTTTAGAATTTTTGATATGTCCTTTATTTGATGCATAATAATGTTGTGATGTATCATTTATAATGCTATGCATTGTAAATGATGCCCTCACAAGCATTTGGGTTGATATGCACATTTTTGCAAAGCAAAAATGATGCATTATCAAACCCCAAATGTGTCAAATCATGTTTTCCAAATTTTGGTATTTTTTTAAATATTTCATCAGGTTCTGCTTCTTTTATAATTTTTTTGGTTCTTGGAGTTTTATAAACCCAAATATAACCATAGGCATTTTTTCTATGGCCGCAAAGATTATTCACCAATGTACTTTCTTTGTAATTTTCATTTTTGTTTAATATTTCTCTCACTGAATTCCATTCTTTTATTAATTTTTTATTTTTATCATATTGTAAAACAAAACGTTTTGCATCAGGTCTAGCATGATATGCTTGCATGTTTTGTTTTTGTGTGACCCATCGTAAATTTGAAATATGATTATTATGTTTGTTATTATCGATATGATCAACGTATGGCAATTTATCAGGATTTGGTATAAATGCTCTAGCCACTAATCTATGTACCAAACATGATTTGCTAGTATGATTATGTGTTAAATATACTGCATAATAACCAGAAAGATGTCTATTTTCCATTTTATAACCATTATGAATCCTTTCAACTTTACCATGTTCAGAAATTTTATAATTAGGATATTCTTTAATAATTTTCCATTTTATTTTTTTTACATTACTGCGTTTTGACATTTATTAATTATTTTTAACCGATTAGTTTTTATATAATAATATTATATATATCAATTTTTATGATAATTGATATTATAGATATTCGAACTATTTCTACATTAATAATATTATTTAATTTATACACAAGTTTTTAATACAACCCTCTCATAGTGAACGTATAAATTCCCACTTCATGTACTCGCATATTTTCTTCCAAATTCTGTCGTGTTGTAATAGTTTGGTATTATTTTTGAGCAAAGGAAAATAACTAATATAATCATCTAAATCTAATAATTCACAAAATTTATGTAATACATATGAATAATTTAAAAAGTTTTTCCTGTTCTTGGGACAATAAATGGAAAAAGGTTTTTGAATTTGTTTGAACATTTTTTTGATCATCATTTCGTTGGTTCTACTAAAATTTGGTGGTTCTTTTCCATTAATAATTTGTAAAATATGTGGTACATGTTCATAATATTTGCGATAATTTAATTTTTTTAGAATACGTCGCAAACGAAAAATATCTAAATCATATTTATCAATTTTTCTTTTTTTGAGTTCACGAAGAATACTCTCAAATACTTTTGGTGGAATATCAGTAGATTCTTTGGCTTGTAACTGACTCAATATTTCTGTTAAATGATTGATACGTTTATAAGCATACGTTCCTGAATCTTGTGTTGGTTCTTTATAATTTGGTTTTTCGGTTGTTGATAATATCTTTTCCGATAATCCACATTTTTTGCAAACTATACTACCATCATTTTGGCTGAAAATTTTTTCACCATCACAATCGGGTCTAGTACAAACATTGTTTTTTATACGTAATGGTTTACGATGATTTACATCCGTAACATTTAAATAACTGTCGTATAATTTAGCACGACTAAGTTGTTGATTTGGTTGATTTGGTTTATCTGTTTTGCTACCTGATGATTTTTTAGTACTAGCATCTGCGCTTTTTTTCCTCTTTTTTGAACTGACAATATCATCATTGGATTTGTCAGTGTTTTTAGTAGTTTCTGTCATAAAATAGGTTAAAATATTTTTCTTTCCATTTTCGCATGGTTCATTAACAAATTCTTCTTCCATTCCATCATCTATTATTTCTTTATTATCGTAATAGTTTACCAATATTGGAAGTGTTTTTACAATATAATTAAGAGATTCAGTGCAATTTTCAATAGAATTAATTTCACATCGTAATTTACCAACAGTATCCATTATATACGATTTTCTACGAATATCATCGTGGGTATGTTTATTAGGACTTAAACCCATCAGATCGTTTAATTCACTTTCTAATCTCCTTAATTTTTGTTTTTTTGAGGGTAATGACTTACTTAATTTTTCAAATGCTCCAAGTCTTTCGGTGTGTTTTTGGTCAAGGGTTCCTTTTTTGTGAGTAGCAGCGCTATTTTTTCTTGTTTTAATTTTTGTCATTTAGTATGGTATTATTATTATATCAATGGAACTTTATATAATTTAGTTTAAAGACTTGACAATCGATGATTGGCCGAATTTTTATTTTATGGTGGGGAAATAAAAATAATAAATGTTCGTGCTGGTACTATTATTATTTTTCTAATTAATGTTCCAATATTAATATTAATTAAAAAAAATGAAATTATATTTGATAATATGGTTACATTAAATAATTATTAACAATTAATAATTATTCAATGGAATCAATCATCCCACGTGAATTTCACCATCAAGCAATTAATGACTTTGAAAAAAAATTATTAAAAGAAAAAAAACAGTATCAAGATAAAAGAAAAAAATATCAAAATTTATTAATACAATATTTTAATGATGTATGTGATCTATTATTATCATCAAATACTGAAACAAATGAAAATATTTGGGACCAAATAGTAAATAATACTGCACAAACAATTCTTGAACATCCTTATTCGGGGACCCATCGTATTTTCGGAATTATTATTCATAAAAAACATAAAAGCGAAAAATATCCCAAATTTATTTACCACATCAATAATGCTCCTCTAAAATTTCCATTTTCGAACAAGGAACACAATATAATTTGTGCTTTAAAATTTATTGATAAGAATAAATTAATGAAAAAAATAGAAAACACTAATACCATATTTGATGGATGTACTATTAAATTGAGAACGTTAATTTTTATCGGTAATAGAGTTGGTATCCAATTTTTAATTGATACGCACAAAGATTCTAAACAAATAAAAAGTAAAAAAAATAATTGTTGCATTTATTAAAATAATTGATTTTTTTAATTATTACTCCATATTGAGCCAGCCGCTAGAAATTATAAAATATTTTTGTGAATTTATTGTTGATGAAAAGGATTTTGTATTTTTAACAATGATATGTAAATCATTAGCATCAGTGAGCGATTTCAAACTACTGACAAAATCTTATACTTTTAGTAAAATTATACGATCGGTTGATGCATATAATTTTATTAATATTGTTTATAATTTAGAAAGTATTAGAATCCAATTAATGCCTAAAAATTTGGAATCAATTATATTATCTAATGATTTTAATTATGATTGGCCACAATATTATTACTATGGTGCGATATATACTGAAGAAGATGACGCTATGTATCATGTATTCTAATCAATATCATTTATATTCTACCAATAATGATACATTGGGTAATTTTGCGCGTTTGTTTTTTGGGATGAATTTGATATTTGTGTATATAATTAAATAAATGATCAAATATATTTTTAATATTGTATTAATGTATTATCCTTCCATACTATGCCCTTTTTGGTAGCATAATTTTTCCAAGTATCATAACTTTCAGCGATGACATACAAATTATTTATTAATATTGGTATTCTTTTTTCTGTGCAGATAGAATAGACTGTTTCCGGTTTAACTTTGGCCCTTTTAGCTTCTGGTATTCGGCCTGCTTTGGTTTCTACTCCATTAATAATAATTTTATGACCGGATGTTACATAAAAATCCTCAGATGGCTGATTTTCGCCGAGACATCCTTTTTCTAGTTTCATATACCTTTTTGTCAAACCAGTAGTAATATTACATTTAACCGGAACAAATTCTTTACTATTAATATCATAAACTTGATGGATGCCAGCATAAACTTCCGAGGCTTTAGTATTATCAATTATACCTGTTTTGGTATCTTTAGTGTAAACTAAAGAATTTCCGGAATAACATACGATAACAAGTGTGATATTTATATCATCAAGAAATAGCGAGTTGCTATTTAATGAATTAAGGAAAAAAAGATCTAATGATGTGACATTCGCAATAAATGTTATTTGATAAAATACATAATCGGAAGGTAGTGGACCGGTAGGAGGTACACTGGTGGGAACGGCATTACCCATAATAGGAGTAGCTGGTGAGGGTCCGACAGGATTCGTAGCGGTTGCTGCAGTGATGGTCACCTCTCCCGGATCACCAATTGTTACAGTAAGAAAGTTTAGAGTAACTAATGCATTAGCATAAAAAGTTAGAATATATGTTTCTCCAATTGTAAATCCGGAAACCGTTTGCACAAGGGTCGAGTTGGTTGAAAAAAATGCCGCAAATGGTGCAGTATGTGCTTGGTAAGGGGGAGATGAAGCCTGGGCCGTTATCGGATTACCTATGAAAAACCAGGGCGCTAAACTTCCGGTACTAAAAGAAGGATTTAGAACTGACATTGTATACTCCAATATATAAACAATTTATTATAAAAATTGGGCGATATTTATCCATTAAATTTAGAAAATCATTTTTTATCCAAAAAAATTGAACTTGGATATTTTTATTTTTTATATAAAAATAAAATTTTTTTAATTAAAATAATTGATTAATTTAATAATTGCTCCAGTATTAATACCAATGTAATTATTAATAATGGAATCCATATTGAGCCAGCCGCTTGAGATTATAAAACACATTTGTGAATTTATTATTGATGAAAAGGATTTCGTATTTTTTACCATGACATGTAAATCATTAGCATCGGTAAGTGATTTTAAACCACTAACAAAATATTATACTTTTAGTAAAATTATACGATCAGTTGATACATATAATTTTATTAATATTTTTTACGATTTGGAGAGTATTCGAATCCAATTGATGCCTAAGAATTTGGAATCGATAACATTATCCGATGATTTTAATGGCGATATTCAGGAATTATATACACTGCCGAAACTAAAAGTAATTAATACTGGTATGAATTTTTCTAATATTGAATCTCTTGAATTGATGCCTGATTCTATTATTAATAAACGAATGATAATTTTAACAACAACTGCTAATTTTAGTGCAAAAGAAGAATACATAAATATAATTGGCGAGTTATTTAGTCCCGACTATCCTTCTTATTTTAACAAAAAATCGATCTACATAATACATAAAAAAATAATTCAGCAAATTATTAAAGGATTAAATTCATTGGATATCAATGTTGAAACATGCGAACAAATATTAACAGAAATTAACAGATGCAAAAGAATGTATAATAAAAAAAAAACTATTAAAGATTTGTTTATAATGGCTGGTGGAAAAAAATCACCAAATATTTATGATAAATACAAAATAATATTCGAACAAAATCCTTGTGTACCATTATCCACTTTACCAAAAGTTTTAACCAATTTTGTTGAACCAAATAAAAATTTAATAAAAGAATTTATTGAAGATTTACAAATAATTTTTGACAAACGACAATTATTTATAAATAATTATTATGATAAAATTTTGAAACAATATAACTTGCAAAATATAAATGAATATTATGAACTTTGGAAATTGATAAAAACAAAATTACAACAATGATATATATTATTATTTTTCAACATAATATCTTTTACCATACCATTTAATTTCGTCTTCGATAATTGGATTAAATGACGATGTCAATTGTGTTCCTGGATTTTTGGTAAGCCATGGAATTTTACTGTGATCTTTTTCCAATAATTTTTTTAGTTTTCCGATAGCGAATTTTTTTTGTTTTTCAATTAATTCATCAAAATATTCTTTAGTATCAATATTTTTATCAAACATTTTTATTACAATTTTATTTATTGGTTCGACAGTAATATATTTTTTAATAAGATTCACATCAATATTTTTTTTACTTAATTTACTTCGAATAGTATCATAAAAAGTAACAATACTACCTTGATTAATTCTAGGTGGTTTAGTGAGTATATCTATATTTTCTGCATCAATATGTGAAGAAACATAATAAAAATAATCAATATCATTTATTAAATTGATGATATTAATTTTTAAACTTTGATAATAAACATTAACTGGATCCATTGGTTCCAAATCATAATCGGAATTGCTACCAAATTTATTGTAAAATTCTGTCACGATTATTTTATTACCAACAATATTACTGTATCCAAATATAAAGTGCGGCAATTCACAAATCTCAGTTTCACCGTATTTAAAATAAGTTGTTCTCAATTTATTAATATCCAATCTTGGCAAAACAATATTAAAACCTCTTTGGAAATATTTATTCAAGCGATATTCATAAGTGGTACTTCTTCGTGTTGTATCAATAATATTACAACTGTGTTCATGGCAAAATTTACCAAGAGTTGTAAAATAAACATTTTCGCCATCGTATCCAATAGCTGAACTTCCTAAATCAAAACCATGCAAAACTTCACTAATGCTTGTGTATAAACGGAATATTAATTGTATTTTTGATTCATCATCTATCAAAATAGCGATACTATTTTTATTACGTATGATTTTATAATCGCGAACGACATATTTTTTTTTATTTTTAGAATCATCGTCTGAATCTGAATCTGAACAGTCATCATCTGAATCCGAACCTGAACAGTCATCATCCGAATTATATTTTTTTCGTTTGGAATTTGCTTTTTTATTACGCTTATTTTTTCCCTCGTCTTCTTTTGTTACCAAAATATCTAACAACCATTCTTTAATACGATTAGTAGCTTTTTTGGGTGTCAAACCGTAAATAAAAAAATCAATATCACTATTTTTATTTTTTTTATTTCTGACAATATTACTCACTGATCCACCAGCAACCAATAAATTTTTCATATTAATATCTTTTAAAAATGGATACATTTCATTAAATTTTTTTTTAAAATCTGTTTTGGAATTTAGTAAAATATTAGGTTTACCAGCACTATCTTTATCGCATAATGTAGGCATATCATAATCCAAAGTTAAATCTGAAACTAATTTATCAATTGTATGAAGATCCTCAGTTACCCCAACCGTACGATATTTTTTATCAACAGCTAAAACTTTTCTAACCGATGCCATAATGTGTTATTTTATTCTTAGATCCAAAATTTTTTATACAGATAAATTTTTGAGTCAATTTTTTCGATTGAAAATTTTTTCATAACAAAAATATTGGTTTAATAAAAAATTCAACCAATATTTTTTTGTAATAAATACATTAATTTATTACTCGTTAATATTGGCAATTATTTCGAATTTTTTAAAAATTCAACAATGTCCGAATGCCCGCGTAGGGATGCCATAAATATGGCCGAATTATTACGGGCATGAATATCCGTTCCATGTTCAACTAAAACTTTTACAATTTCCAAATGTCCATTTTCTGATGCACGTTGCAATGCATAATCATTATCGGCATGAATATCCGCTCCATGTTGAATCAAATATTGTACTATTTTAAAATGTCCATTTTCTGATGCAATCAGCAATGCAGAATCATTATTAGCATGAATATCAGCTCCATAACCACATTCAATCAAATATTTTACAACTTCCAAATGTCCTTTTTCTGATGCATGTATTAGCGCAGATTCATTTTCAGCATGAATATTAGCGCCATGCTCAATTAAAACTTTTACCACTTCCAAATTCCCATTTTTTGATGCATATATCAATGCATAATTTTTATCGTCATACTTGTCATCGATATATTCTGAAATTAAAAAATGAAGAACATCCAAATGTCCTTTTTCTGATGCATATCTAATAGAATAATCATTATCGGCATGAATATCAGCACCTTTGGAAATTAAATATTTAACAATTTCCAAATGTCCTTTTTTGGATGCATATCTTACAGCATAATCATCAATGGCATGAATATCAGCACCTTTGGAAATTAAATATTTAACTACTTCCAAATGTCCATTTTTTGATGCAAATATTAGGGAACTATCGTTATCAGCATGAATATCAGCACCTTTGGAAATTAAATATTTAACTACTTCCAAATGTCCATTTTTTGATGCAAATCTTAGGGAACTATCGTTATCAGCATGAATATCAGCACCTTTGGAAATTAAAAATTGAACAATTTCTAAATATCCTTTTTTCGATGCTAATATTAAAGCGTTGTTATTTATAGTATGAATATTGGCTCCCTGGTCTAACAAATATTTAAATGTAGAAACATCACTTAAATTATGTCTTTTTCCTAAGATAATTTTATTTGCTCTCCATTTATTATTTTCATCTTGAACAATTTTAAATTCTGGATCATCAATTGGTAATGTAATTTCTCTTAAATAAACTCCATAATCTAAAAATTCAAAAATATGTTCAGCATCCGTGAAATAAAACCCGCCCTTAACACAAGAAGCTTTAGGATTATCATTAAATTTTTCTTTTAATACATTTAAACCATCATAATATTGGAATCCATGATGATTTTCTTCTTTATTTGTAATTTTGAAATACAATTTATTGCAATTCATATTGATTAATTATTTATCTGATTTATTTAAGTCAGATAAACAATTAATTGATCAATTTTTTTAATTGAAAGTAGTTTCGTGTTCAAATAAAACTTTCACAATATGTAAATGATCATCAAATATACTTGCCTCATTTATTTAGTGCGCAAAATAATTTTTAATCAAAAAATATATTGTTAAAAAATTTCCCCCCGCTAGCTCCGCCAACTCCGCCAGTTGTATGCTTATACTTCTTTTCTAATTATTTTTCTCCGCCAGCGCCGCCAGTAGTACACTTATACTATTTTTTTGGTTGAATAAACTCCGCCAATTCAATAAAACTCCGCCATCAAATATAAAAAATAAGATCATATCATTAGATAATGAGTATTATTTGTCATAGTTGTAAAAAAGTTTTTTCAAATAAATACAATTTAAATAGACACAAAACAAATTCCCTAAATTGCAAAAATGCCGGAAGTAAAACTAATAAAATTGATTATTATTCGTGTAAAAATTGTTCTAGAAAATTTACTAGAAAAGACTCTCTTAATAAACATAATAGTTTGGGCAGATGTAAAAATCTAAAACAAAAAAATAAAATTAAAGGTAATAATAATATTCCAATAAATAATAATATTGAAGGTGATAATAATAATATTTTGAATACGATATTTAAAAATCCTGTTACTCTTAATTTGGTTTTTTTTGGTGAAGATGGTATTAAAAATTTGACATATGATGAGATTAATAATTTAATGAAATCAAATGAAAATATTGTTCAATTTTTAATTGAGTCAGTTAATCTCAATCCAAAAAAACCACAACATCATAACATACTTTATAAAAATTTAAGTTCAGCATATGGTACATCATACCAAAAAGGTGGCTGGGTAGAAAAAAAAATTAGTGAATTGATTGACAAATTAATTGATGCTAAACTTGAAGATTTAAATGATATTTTAAATGAAATGGATTTTTTAAGTGATAAAACTAAACTGAGAATAAAAGACACCATTATTTCATTAGATCATACCAAACCAAATGCTAGAAAAAAATTGGCATCGTATATTAAACCTATTTTGTATAATCATCGCGAAATGATTGAGAAAACTAAATTAACCAGTGAACAAGAAAAAAAATTAATTAAAAAAGAACAAGAAGAAGCAGAATTAGCAGCTCGGGAAGAAGAAAAACAATTCAAAAAATCAAAGAAAAAAAAATCAACAAATAATAAAAATCGATAAATAATAGTTATTATTAATAATTACAATTATATTTTGTTTGATTAATTATTTATTTAATGATACATTAAATAAATATAATTAATACTATTAATGTTCATATTTTTCAGCAGTTGTTTGATCCAAGAAAAAATGTATTCCACTTTCACATATATGATCATATTGGGATGATACTTGGTCACCATCAAAAATTTTACGGCCATGAAATTTATCTATTTGTAACATCATATCTTTTCGGTAACGAAAAGATGCGTCGAATAACGAAGATGTTGTCATAGGTTGTTTTTCTGCAGATAATTTTACATCTAATTTTTCGACATAGGCTTTTTGGGCTCGACATTTAAATTCATGCAGTTCATCAAAGGACAGAACACCTTGTTTAGATTTGAAATTTTGATATGGATACTTTAATTCTTGCATTTTATTATTATCGCTCCAGCATTTTGGACCCAAATGAACATGTGTCCCAGCTGGTATTATTAATGATGTTACGCATTGTTTGTTGGTGAATTCGTTATCAAAGAAATCCCTCATACATGTTTTTTTATATACGCGAATTGATTTTTTTGTTAGGGCATAATTTTGACTAAATTTTTCAAAATATAAATCCATATTTTTTAAACATTCTGAACCATCAATAATATCATTTTTATTATTATCATATGACCATTTTGTATCATCCTTTTTTAATACTATATCAAAATAATTATCGTATGTCAAAATTATGTTGTCCGATGAACTAAAATAATTATCGTGTGACCATTTAATACTGTCCACATATCTTGATTTGCGCATGTTTAATACCAAAAAATCAAACAAATACACATGATTTTGATAATTATATTTTCAATTTTTTGATAAATGTTTACTAAAAAATTGAAAATATAATTATCAAAACTGCCCACTAAATTAACATTTATTACATAGTTCCATTGTTTCAAATGGAACTTTTATTGAGCGATTTGCAAGAAATATCTAAAGAACGCATTCAAGAAATTTTATTACAAGTAAAATTTAATTTGGACAACAAAAAAAATGAGAAAAATAAAAAACCATTCATACTTTTAGAAGATGTTCCTTTGGAATTTAGGAAAGCGATCCAGAGAAAAATCGAATTTAATTTTTTTTATGGATTTTTCCGAAAATATTTTGGTAAATTAAATTATTATGTTAGATTCCCGCATTTTTCTACTGAAAAAGAATTGGAATTATTGGAATATATTATCCACGAGATCTTTAAAGTGGCATACCAAAATAATTTCACTAAAATTATTGACGAAATGGGTCAAATAGAACAATTTCATGTTGAAAGACCGGAAATGGTTTTGGAAAATCATTTGATTGACGAAAAAATTATAAAACAAATTCCAGTGGACGTTCAAAAAGAAATCGAATGCAATTTTTTTTATGATTTTTTTTGTATGTATCTTTCACAATGGAAAAATGACAATAATAATGAAAATCAAAAATTGTTTCTGGATTATATTCTTTTCGAAATATTGGATGTAGCATGTTGGAATAGTTTTTTTAAAATCGTGTATGATCTTGTAGAATGCAATTTTCCCATCAAAAGAAAAAATTCAAATTTTTTATTATTGGTAAGTAGTAGTAATGGTTGTCATCAAATAGTAAAATCATTAATAGATATCGGATTTAATGTTAATCGCTGTTTTTCTGGCGCCTTCCAGTTCGCTGTTGGTAACTGTCATACTGAGGTTATTAAATTACTTCTCAAAACGGAAAAATTTGATATTCACAATAATTATGAGTGGAGTTTGAAAATTTGTATTGAATACGGGTATATTGATATATTTAACTTGTTGATTGAATATGGCAAATTAAAACACTACATAATCGATTATAATGATTTGATTGAGTATGCAAATACTATGCATGGAAATTAGAAATAATTATTATTTATGTCAATAAATAATAATTATTAGTCACCTCATAATTTTTTATTTTCAATCAAATATTTTTTGAATTTATCGCGGATCCATTGATAATCCGATTTGGGAAAACGGAGAGAAATTGATACCAATATATCCGTAATATTTTCGTTATTATTTGTCCAAATATCCGTATCATATATCCAAGCATTTTTTTGGTAATAACAATCCAAAATTGCCCTGACAAAATCAGGATCATTATTTAATGATTGATCAAATAAAATTTTCAAAAAATTCTCAATATCAAATGTTGAGGAAAATCGTATCCAAATATAATCTTTTGGTATGTCATTTTCAGAAGTTCTTAATGTATTAATCTTGCACATCCATAAATATTTTATTAATTTAGCGATACTTCTATCGATTTTTATTTCCACGCCAACAAAATGCATCATTTTTTTAGTCAAATGTTTTTTAGATTTTTCCGAAGATTTAACTTGTTCTTTTTGGGTCAGCGTAAGATCTTTTTCAATTTCATGCTCCAATATATGAACTAATTTTATAGGTATCTTACCTTTGGGGTAATTTTTCTTTAAAATATTTTGTATTTGATTTATATTAACAGTAGCCATTTCTGTTTGTTTTAATTGATAATAATAATAACCAATTATGAGAAATTTGCGATCAATTTTTTAATGATATACTCGCTAAAAAATTGATATTTAGAGAAATTAATAATGCCAATGCCATCATGAATTAATATTAATTATTATCAAAAATGATAAAAATTGTTGGTGAACAAATTCCAAGTTTGTTTACTTTGGCAATATTATCTATTTTTAAAAATAATTTATATGACACAATCGAAATACCACCAACAATAAAACATTTTGTTGATAAAATTGGATTTTTTCATGGTGCAGAATTATTAATTACTAGCGAAAAACTTTTGATTATTACATGATCAATAGAAAAATTACTGAAACAAATGATGCATGGATTTTGCATTTTGATCATGAATCGCCGATCGATATGACTACTGGACATACTATAAAGACTACCCGGAGCATTGTTACATATGTTCCATGCAATGATGAGTATATAGACGATTGTCGGATAATTCGATTATATTTAACATCAGATACTAATAATGTAACCTATTGCAATGATTATTTATTTGAATTAACTTACAAAGATTTTTGTTCATCCAATTATATTAATGAATTGAAAAAATTGGGTACATTTTTGTATGGAGATAGCGAAAAGAAAAAAAATAAATTAGTTAAATCATTAAAAATAGATTGTGGGCAGTTTCCCGAATTAAAATTGAAACATAATAAATATTTACCAAATGATGTTGAAAATATCAACCAACGAATACTTATAAAGAAAAATTTTTATAAGTATTCCGACAGTACTACTTTTTATACAACTACTGTCATTTATTGGGAAAGCGAAAATAATTGGCATGATAAATATATTAAAGATGTTGTGATAATTATTTGGAAATATGAACCGGTTGATTATACATATGAAATTATAGTGGGATAAAATAATTTGTAACAATTTAATTTATATTTATTTTATTTTTAATAATAAAATAAACATACTTAATTTTTTTCTTTTAATTTTCCAATTTTTATCAAATATTTTTTCATTCTATTACAAATCCAATCATAATCTGTTTTGGGAAATCGGACAGAGATTGATGTTGATATATCAGCAACTTCACCTCCATCTTTTGTTTCTATATAATCATCCCAAACAGTAGTATCATAAATCCAAGCACATTTTTCAAAACATTCACTTAAAATTGCACGTTCAAATATTGGATTATCATCTTGTTTTTTGATAAACAAATTTTTTAAAAATTTTTCTACGTCGGATGATGATACGAACTGTCTTGAGGTATCATTTATAATTTTTGGGTACATTATTTTCACAAGAATTTAAGGTATCAATTTTACACATCCATATGTATTCGACTAGTTTGGCAATATTTTTGTCAATATCTATTACATGTCCATCAAATGGGTTAATTTTTTGGTTTGATGTTGAGAATTAATGCGGGCCGAATTATCTTTTATTATTTCATGTTCCAAAATATTAATTAATCTTCTGGGAATTTTACCATCAGGATAATTTTTGGTTAATATATTTATAATTTGTTGCATAGGGTTTGTTGTATTTTTATTGGTTGTGACATTTAGTATTAGTTTTAATAAATCAATTTTTATTGGGCATAAAGATTGTATATTTATAAGATGTCATTTTCTTTACTGTATCTAATATTAATTATATTTGATAAGTAAAAAATATCTTATAAAAATTTGGATATTCACAGTTTTCGGAATATTAATTCCTTGCGAACATT